ATGCTGGCTTTCCAGGCCGGTAGCTCGCCGAGTTCAAAGATGAAATTGCCAACCCAGGTGAGCTGCGAATTGGGCAGCGGCGTGACAGTGAACTTGATGAGGCCCGTAAGGGCATCGAACACGTAGTCAGTCAGCGTGATCGTGGTGAGGATCGTGACGAGGTAGGAAGTGGCCCTATTGCCAACCTCGAGTTGGGCGCCCCACAGGTAGTAACTGCCGTTCGCGCCGGTGAAGTCGTAGATTTGGAAGCGCACCTTGGTGTTATTCGGATCGGTGCCCACACCTGAAATCGAGATGCGATACCAGCCGTTCGGAAGTGCCGTGATCGAATAGTTGGTGAGCGTCGCGATGTTCGAACCGGTGGCAACCAGGCCCCCCGTTGCAGGGTTCATCGCCACGTTCACTGACTGCGTAGTTCCGCCCGTGAACCAGAAGATCGTGAGCGATATGTCGGTGCTGGTTGCACCCTTCACGTACGCGGACGCTGTCCAGGCCTGGGTGCCGATCGAGGCCACATCCTGGTAGACCGAACTGGCGTTGGCCGTTTGGGTGACAAGCGTGGCCGTGTTCGAACCGTCCGGCGCCGTGCCGGCGGTCGCGCCAAGCGTGACGCTTCCGAGAGTGGCCCACGGCGTTTGGCCGAAGGCCTGCGATTGCAGCAAGTTGTTCGTGCGCGGCGTGGCGTAAAGCGCCTGGTTGCCCTGCCAGTCGTTGCGCCACAGGCCAAAGAGGTTGGCCGATACCATTTCCTGGCCCACCGCGCCGATTAAAAACTGATTGGTGCCCCCGTCGCCCACCCCCAGCAGCGTCGGGCCAGGGGTCACGTAGAACTGAAACTGGCCCCCGGTGTCCTCGTCCGGAATGATCATGTGTAGGTCACGGCGATGTTGGTGGCCGTGATGGTCGGGACCTGGTTGATCTGCATCAGGATCGCGGTCTGATTGGCCACCGACGTGCCGATCTGCACCGAATACACGACGGCCCAAGGTCCGAGCGCCGCGATGTTCTGGTAGAAGCGGCTGGCCAGTATCCAGGCCCCGATGCGCGCGCGCGGGCCGCCGTCGGCTCCCGCAAACGAGGACATCACGGCACTCTGGATCAGCACCGTCGCGTTGGGCGGAACGCCGGTGTTGTTCTGCATCGACACAGCGAACAGGACCGGCGTGGGCGTCGGGATCTGGAAATTGATCGTGTAGGAGGGAAGGGGCGCCTGGTAGCCGGAACCGTCGTCATAGACGATAACGGCCGTGTTGCCGGTGGTCGGAGCGCCCGGGCTTTTCTTGGTCCATATCGCCTTGGCGATCGCCGCGCTCGAGCCCCCGTAGGCCGCGCAATAAACCGCATTGGCCCCGATCGTCACCCCGCCGATGGATGCAGGCGAACTGGTCGGATTGTCGATGGTGTAGGCATCCAGCACGCCCGGCAGCCCCAGGACGGCGGCCTGTATCGCCTGGGTGGATCCTTGGGCATTGTTGGCCACCGACTGCTGCCGGCGCTCTTCGAAGGCGTAGCGGGATTCGACGAGGGTCCCGGCGACGCCGGCCACCAGGTTGTTGATCGAATCCCAGCCCGGGATCGCCTTGTAGATGCGATTCAGGAACCCGATCGGGCAGGCCGTCGGTCCTACGATGGCGCACGCGAACGGCAGCACGATCGAGCCGCCCACCGGGATCGTGCCGCTGGTTGCGCAGTAGTAGATGTTGCCGGCCTGGTCGACCGCCTGGGCGTTCACCGGAATGATGGCATTCGTACGGCCGTAGCACGTGGCACTGACGACCGTCGGTTGCGCCGGCCGGCGCTTCAGGTACCAGATGCGTCCGATCGCATCCTGCATCCGCCCGCTGGCAAAAGCGGGGTCGACGCCGTTGAAAAGGGCGATCTGCTGGTTGTTAGAGTTGCCGATAATCGCCGTCTGGCTCTGCGCCAGTTGTCCCTGCGGCGTGGAAAGACCCGTGGTGAGGCCGGCGCCCAAGGCGGCCATCTGATCCTGCTGTACGCCCGCCAAAATGGCCGATTCGGCCGGTGCTACGAATCCGGTCGACGTGAAGGCGAGCGCTGGGACGTTGGTGGGCATTTAGAAGCTCGCCGCGGCGATCGTGCCGGTTGCGTCTGTAATCTGGACCTGGCCGTTCACCTGTCGAACGATAGGATCGAAGGCGGAGATGAAAACCCGTGCCGACACCACTCCCGGAACTTTCAGCGCCTCGCTTGCCAGCGTCGACTTCAAAAGCGTGAGCGACACCGGCGTTCCCAGCAACAGGCCGAAGTAGTCGATGCCCTGCGCCTGGTTGTAGTAGATGTCGCCCAGGAAGGTGCGCAGCGCGCTCGCCGCATCCTGCGCCAAGCCATAGGGATCGGTCGCGACGGCGAGATTTCCGTTCACGTCCACGACCAGGTCCCACGCGGACGGATCCAGGTAAAGCGTCGTACTCATCAGAGCGGTGTCCCTGTGTTGCCACTGCCGGTGGTGACCCCCGTGTGCACGTGCGTGCTATCGACAGGGAGCCCGTTGTTGGTGATCGTGCCGGTGCTCGCGATGTTGCCGTTGATCGTGAGCAAGGGCGTCGTGAGGGTGAGTCCGCTCGAGGCGGTAAGGTTCACCGTGGGCGCCGTAAACGAGAGCGTCGCGGCATCAATTTCCAGCGTGCTGCCCGATTGAAGCAACACGTCCGGCGCGTCAAGTTTTACTTGCTGCGGCGAACTGATCCGGATGCCGGTCGCGGAAAATTCTACGAACTGCGTCGGCACGCCATTGAGCACTCCGCCAAGGTATAGGCCATCGGCCATGTCATACCGGCGCCGGCTGCCCGGTGGGGCCTGGGCCTTGCTCGCGATCACGCTGGACAGGTCACGGCTGGCGAAGACTGCGATCCCGATGTCGCCCACCTGCGGATCCAGGATGATCGCGTTCGCGCCCCCCTGCATCCGCAGGTACGGGCAATTGAAAATGATCCCGTGCGGCGTCGTGTTACCTGAGCCGTCCATCTGGTTGACCAGAGGCAGGATGTTGACGAAACCGACCGGCGCCACTCCCCCGGTGGTCGTGACCTCTTGCACCTGGACCAGCGTCGCGGTGGCGATGCGCGACAGGATCGACCAGATCAGGAAATTCTGGGCGTTGAATTCATTTAAGAAATCAGTCGGGCTCTGAAGGCCCGAATAGCCTTCGCCTGCGTTGATCATGGCGCCGGATACAGGTCACTGGACGTGGGAACGCCGTGAAACGAGGTCGACCACTGGCCTTCGGGCATTTCGCTTTCGATTTCGTGCGAGATATCGAACATCACGAAGGTCCCGTTCGCAAACGGCAGACTGCTTTGCACCTGGCAGAGCTTGCCGATGCGCAGCTTGGGATTGAAGAGCGTCGTGATCGCCACGCCCAGATTCCAGTTAGTCGGATAGCCGCGCATGCCGGTCGCCGGGGAAATGAGCGGGGCCAAGGCAGGAGCCGTGACAACGATCTGCGGAATATCGGCGCTGCCAGAACGAAAACCGCCCTTCGGCCATATCGCCAGCACCCCATCATCCAGGCTGTTCCACTCGAAGTGCGCCTGCTGGACGCACGCGTACATCTGTTCGCGCAATGAGCCGCTGAAATACGGTGCGTCCAGAATGGCCGAGGCGCCATTGTTTTCGAAGGCATAGGGCGGGCTCGCCTGAGCGGCGAGGTTCGCCAACACCTGCGCCGCGTCGACCGGCACCGAATAACTGCTAGGCGGGATCATCTGCACTTGCTCGAAGGCGCCGGCATACGCGGCCAGTTCCAGAACGGCGTCCGGGGCGCCGGCCATCTGGATCGGGGCGAGGGTGATCTGCCCTTGGAAGATTTTTGTGAGGTTGGTGCCGTAATCACCCGCTGCGATGATGATCTGGTTAAAGCGCATCGTCACGGACCCGTTGGCCAGCCGGATGACTTGGGCCAGTTCGTTCATCATCGAGCGCGTCAGGCCATGCACCCTCACCGTGGCCTGGCCCATGGAAGGGCCGCCCGCATTCTGGATGCTGACCTGAACGCGCAGGCCTGAGACGGTCACCTGGTCGAAGCTACTCTGGCCGAAGGTGCCTTTGCCCAGCCTGAAGGTCAGATCGATCGCGCGGCGAACGTAGGTCATCAGGGCAACGCCGGCACAGGATCGGTACTTTCGATGTAGCAGAGCTGGTATCGCGTACCGAGCCCGGGGCTGGTCGGGTCGTTGGTGCCGTGCGTGTCCTGCCAGATCAGATCGCCGATGAATCCCAGGTAGTCCAGCCGCACCAAGCGGTTCAAGTTCTGGCACGCGACGCCGGTCGCCAAGGGCACGTCGTTCACGAAAAGGTCCAGATAGAGCGCATCAGGTCCGTCGGTGCTGCTGATCGTGTCGACAAACAATGAAGCGTAAGCAGCCGGCGGGGAATACGTGAAGGTGTTGGCTCCCAGGTTGAAGACCGTGGCGCTGCCGATCGCGCTCACGCTCATGGCCGGAAACCACGTGTTCGATGCGATGCCGCTCAGCGTGAAAACGAACACGCCGTTGCGGTACATCGACAGCGTGCCGGTCGAAGCATTGAAGGCGAACCCGAGCACGTCGCCCATGTTGAATGGGTACGTGCCGTCGGCCACGATCTGCGTACCGTTGTAGAAGATCCCGCCCAAATACGACCATCCGACCGAGGAAGCCGATGTGTCGCTGCCGATTCCCACCGGGCCGGAGAGCGGGAACGTGGCCGTGGCGATCCCGATCCGGTAAATGCCCGTCGGATTGATGAAGGTCGGGATCACTTCCCAGTAATAGCTGCCGGTTGCGACGCCGACATACGTCCTGGCGGTCTGCACGATGACCATCGCGGAGGTCGCTGGCAGAATGGTCCACAAAGCCAGTGTGTTCGAACGAATGAACGCACCATATCCATTGGCCGCCAGCATCGCGCCAGGACCAGCGAGCGCGGAATTGGAAAACACGCTCGCGGTCGAGTACAGCAACGCCGTGGTGCCGCCGCTTAACTGCAATATCGATAGGCCGTTGGCCGAACTTCCACCTTCCCACAACCAGAGCGTTTGAAGATCGCCGTCCAGGCAGCCTTTGAACTGCGTTGTGTTATTCGGCGACGAATCGCTGAAGTCGCCGCTCAGTGCGGCAATAGAAGGGAAATACGTGCCGGAAATGCTGCCGTACGCTACCAGAGAGGCCGAACCTCCCGTCACATTGACGACGTTCCACTCCAGCGGTGACGCGTCGCTCGCGTTGGCCGTCAGAATCACGATATGCGCACCGTCTGCGCATGGATAAATTCCCTGCACATACATCTGAGAGGGAACGTTCGCGTTGCCGGCCAGACAGGGTAAGCAATCGAACTGGTAGGCCGCCGTTCCTGTCGCGTATCCTGACGTCACGACCACGTAGCCGCCGCCTGGATCGCTCGAGTAGGCCGCTGCCGGTGTCGTAAACGGTGAGGTTGGCGGCGTGAAGTTGCCCGTGTACTGCGCCACGCCCATCGAGATTCGCACTTCGTCGATATAGCCGGCCCACACACTGCCGCCGCCTAGCGCTGGGAATGCCGCGCCTATCGCTAGTCCTGATTGCGTGGATCCGATCGAACCGCTCGCAGTCACCGTCCATTGGCTGACGCCGTCCAAATATGCATCGAACTGGTTGCCGTGGCGGACGAAGGCGTAATGATGCGGAACATTGGCAGTGACAAACGCGCCAGCGGTCATCGCTACCATAAATCCGGTGAACGTTGAGTTTGCGCACGTCATCGTGAGCTGACCCATGTTCAGGAAAAACGCGATACCGTTGTTCGGGCTGCCGAAGATTTGACTCCCGAATAAAACACGCGATCCGGTCACGTCCGTCGCGTTACCCCAGCATTCGAAGGTGAAATCTGCGGAGCCAGGCTTGTAAAGATCGTCCGTTGTCGTGATGCAATCGGTGGTGCCGTTTAAAAGTAACGACGATGGCCCGAACTGGGCCCACGCGGTCGACAGATGAGCCGTGTTGTCACGCACCCAAGTGCCGGGATATTCATCAACCATTGTGGTTGAACCATTAGCCCCGTCGAAGTGCAATAGCGCGGTCACATTCGAGAATGGGAAGGGCGCTGTTGGGGGCGTGAAATTGGCCGTGTAGAGGGCGATATTGCTGATCCGCACCTCGTCGATATAGCCGTTGAAGATTTCGCCGATGTTAGCGATATCCCCGCCTATCCCAATAGGCTGACCGTTCGTAGAAATGGTGCCGGTGAGCGTCGCGCTGCCAAAGGACGTCCCGTTCAAATATGCGGTAACAGTCCCGGAGCTGCGAACGAGCGCACAGTGATACCACTGTCCGGTGGACAAAAGCGGGCCAGTTACGTTGAATCCGTACGAGCCGTGGCTGTTGCTGGCGTAGAAATGAATGTGATCATTTAGATCATCTTGGAATAGCAACCAGGAAGAGCCGCCTACCGTTCCGGTCTGGCCTAAAAACGAAGTGTTGATGCCGCCCGAAGAGAGCGCATTGAAGTAGACAAAGCACTCAAGCGTGAAATCGCCGGTAAATTCCCAGGTCGGATTATCCGGAGTCGTAATGTGTTGGTTGGTGGTGCTCGCAAGCGAAGCCGTTCCAAATTTGAAGTGCGACGTCGTTAACGTCGCGCCATTTACGGCCGACCATGAATTGCCGGCCGCGTCCGTGAATGTGCTGGATCCATTTGGGCCGTCCAGATGCAACAGTGCGAGTGTTCCTCCACCCACGGAAGCAGCAGCGGACACGCCGGGCGCAAAACAGACGCTATTGCCCTCTCTAGTCCCGAACGCCCCGTAGCCGGCTCTACTGATCCCGAAGCCGGAACCGACGGGGCCGACGCTGCTTTGACTGCGCGATCCCCACGCAGCCTGAACGGTAGAGTCGGCCACGGATCCGTGATATGAACCGGTCGCGATGTCGTAGGTGTATGAGTTGCCGTCACCTCTGAGCTGCGGGAATGTGGTCCCGTAGTTACACCCGTCGGTGATGTGTATCCCGGTCGGATCGATACCGGTCACGATGGGCCAGAGCGCGCCCGCGTTGGTTTGCGTGCCGGAAGTCGCAAAGGTCGGGGTCGACACGGCGACCTCGAACACGTCGCGCAAGCCGCTGCCGGGAGGAAGGCCGGACGTCGTCGGAGCCGACGTCATGATGGCGAGGTTGCCTTGGATAGATATGCCGGAGCCGGCGGGCCCCAAGGCGACGCCGCTGGCGGAAGGACTTTGCTGCGCGCCGATGGCCGGATTGCGGGTGGACTTCTGATAGATGTTCAGCGTGCACGACTGGCCACCCAGAATGACGTCCAGGCTTTGCGAGAACGCATCGACCACGGGAACGATCTGCATCGGCTTACTGGATCCCGGCTGGCACTGGCACGCTGGCACCAGGCTGGACCAGTCCTACGGTCTGTGGGTCCGCGCCGCTGGGTGCTTTGGTGTCCGCGAAGGCCTGCGTTGCGGTCGACCGGATTTCGATGAGGCCGATTTCCACGGTGATGAGCGTCTTGCCATGATCGGCGGTGCGTTCGTACTCGACGTGGGCGATGTTCACGCTCGAAAAGATCCGTTCTGGCGTGAGTACGTCGTACAGCGCCAATGACTGCGCGGCCGCGTCGATGGCTGCCAGGAAGGCGTACCGGTCCGCCTGGGAACCGCCCTTCGATAGCTTCACCATGACGTCGAAGGGCATTTCGACCTTGTTGTAGGATTCGAACGCCCCCTGCTCGAGCGGGTAGTCGGCAATGCGCCAGTCCTGCCGGTAGCGCAGGCTCACCACCGAGTCGGCCAGGGCGATCGGCTCGTTGTTTAGGTAGATTCCCCACGGCGCCTGCAAGGCACCGAACAGGCTCACCGCGTCGGCCTGAAGCAGGACAGTGGTATTCAGAAGATTGCTCAGCCCGGCGGGTGCCGCGACCAGCGGGGGAAGGCCGGCGATGCTCATCGGGCGCCCCCGTTCGCCTGCGTCGTGGTGCTGAACTGCTTGGTGACCTCGGTCTTCAGGCCTCGAGCAACGCCAGGCGCGTCGGTCGCCTGTGTGTTCACGATGATGGGAGCGTTGAAGTTCACGGTCCCGCCCGCTGCCGCGGCCGGCTGCGCGCTCGCAGCCGCAGCAGAGGGCTGCACGGCCGGATTTGCACTGGCGGCAGCTGGCGCGCCCTCGATGAACTGCTGAAACGGACTGCCGGCGAAGTTTTTATGGCGTTTCGCGAAATCCTTGTACCAGTCGCTTTCGAGCACTTGTTTCTTGAAGTCGACTACTTCGCGCCCCAGTAGTCCACCGAGCAAAGCGCCGCCGATTCGGCCCGGGATGCCGAATGGAGTTCCGACGCGCGCGCCGATGGAAGCTCCAGCCAGCTCGCCGCCGACTTCTTTTACATTGCCTAGCAGGCCGACAATGCGCTCGACGATCTGACCGATACCTTCTAGCGTGTTTTCGACTTTGGCCCAGTCGATGCCATCGATCCATGCCGCGAAGCGCTTGGCGCCATCGACCAGCTTGTTAAAGCCTCCGCCCGCGATCAGCCAGGTTTCCAATTCCGTCATCACGCGCAGGATCGGGCCCTCCAGCTGCGTGACGATCGAGGCGCCAGCCGTCCGGATCCGGTCGATGAACTTGTTCCACAGGATCAGCATTTCCTGCTGATGCTTGGCTTCGGCGTCGCTGAAGACGAAAAGCTTCCTTTGCTCTGCCACGCGCGCTTCGAGGGCCGCCCGGCCCTGTTCAGCCATCGTGATGAAGCCAGGTCCCACCATTCCGCCTAGAAGGCCCTGAGCCATAACCGGGCCGATTTTCTTGACCACGTCGGCTAACTTCAGCAGTCGTTCAGTCGGGTTCTTTTCCACGAGAAACTTGCCGAGGTCTTCGCCGGCCAGCGCGAACGCCTTCGACAAGTTTTCCATGTCGGCCGGCACCTTGCCGACCGTAATATCGGCGATCTGCTGCGCCATGGTTCGAAACGCCTGGTCGACGTCGCCAGCCGTCGCGCCCATCTTGTTCGCCGCGCCTTCCCAGGCCGACAGCGTTTCAGTAGACACGCCGACGTTTCTCGCCAGATATCCGACCGCGGCGCCAGCGTGGAGCAGATTCGATGTGAACGACTTGATCGCCGAAAGGCCCAGGTAGGCCGTACCGATGGCGATGATTTCGTTGCGAAAGGATCGAAACGCGGCTGCGGCCCGCTTGGCGTCGCCCTCCCACGCCTTGCGAGTCTTCTCTGACGACTCGCGCGCGCGTTTCAGGGACTCATCGGTGTCCTTCTGGCCTTTTTTGTAGTTCGAAGGATCCAGGCCCAGTTTTACGATGAGCGAATCGATGACAGTCGGCACGGTTTAATCCTTGCGTTCATACGCGACCTGTTCGTTATGCCGGTCGACCACGATGATTTCGACCAGGTCGTACAGGTCTTTCACGCCCAGGACGGTGTCCAGTTCGTGCTTGGTGGCCAGACGCGCCGAAATTACTGTGCCAATGGCCCGGGGGACGTTCTGGTACGAAGCGTACGATTTGCCGTCGGACCTGGGGCCGTGGCCGAGTTCGAGGGGACGGCGTCCGAAAAAAAACCGGTTTCCAGCCAGATGATTTTCTTGTAGAGCTGCGCGCGCGTCATCACTTCCTCGATGTCGCTTTCCACCAACGGCGCAATGCCGCCCGCGCCGCGCCGGACGGCGGGCTGGGCCCGGTCCGGCACGTATGAGACGCAACAGGTGAACACTTCATCCTTGATCGCCTTCGCGTCGGCAAACGGAACGTGACCCAGCGACATAAACACGCCCACCCCGGAAAAGAACCATTCCACTAAACCCGCAAAACCGGCGTCCTGCACTTCCTGCGGAATGTCGACACCGCCCTTGGCCAGGGCCAGGAAGATGCGCAGCGCGACGTCCTCGGCCTGCGAGGCGGGCAATTCGACCAGGTGGAAGAGCTTGCCCTTGTCGCGCCCTTCCTCTTCGATCAGAACGTCTGCTTCCCTTCGAGCCATTGGGTCACCTATCAGAGCGGGCCGGCGAAAATCTTCGACCACGTGATTTCGTACTTGCGAGGCTGAAGGACCTTTTTCACGTCCGGAGTCGGCTTGTGCAAGGTCAGAACGCCCTTGGTCATCACATAGGAGCGCGACGTGGCCGGTAAATGAATGGTCGCGCTCGCGAAGTAAAGCTCCTGGATGGCCTGCTGCGCCTGGTACCACGCTTCGAAGAGCGCGTTGCTGGCGCTATCGGCCTGAAGCGTGTAGCCCTGTTTGATCGGCACGTAAACCCAGCCGGCCGACATGTTGCCGTCGACCCCCGTGAGGATTTCTGCCGACGCGATCCCTTCGGAATCGAAGACGTCATCGGCGGCGAAACCTTGTAGCTGTTGCGCCACCGGGTAAAGGGCCGCGATCGCCAGCATGACGACCGAATTCGCGCCAGTGATGGATGCCATTTATTCCACCTCGATCGAAGCAAGCGTGATCTGCTGAATCGATCCCGCGTCGTTATACCAAAACGTACAGGGGGGAGTAGTTCGATTCGCGCGCGCCGTGGGCGTCGCTGGAAGAATCTGCAAGTACCAGCCGTTGGCCGACAGCACGTCATCGATGCGCGTTCCCGCGGCCGCGTTCACTTGCGCGACCTGGGTTGACGACAGCGGCACGCCCCCGGCGAAGGCGCCGAAGTTAAGACCCGCCAGAATCGGCCCGGGCGCATCCGGAGTGCCAAGGCACGTGTTGCGGATCAGTGCATAGCCGGTCGTGTTGTACGGGATGCTGTTCACGTTGAAGAGCAGATTCACGAGCGCGGCCTGGAACGAATTGTTCAGCCAAATCTGGTCGACAAACGAATCGAGCCATTCGAAAGGACCCGTCACGGTTCCCGGCGCGAGCCCGATGAATTGCTGGTTGGCCGTGGCCCATGCGCCGTAATAGTTGTAGCCGTTGGCCGCGAGGTTGACGGACGCGGTCAGGTTGGTGACCGTCGGTGTCAGTCCGCTGGGACTTGACTTGTTTGCGAAGGCGATGCGACCGTTGGTGCGAGCCGTATCGATCGATGCGATCGCGCCGCACACGAATGCGGCGATCGTGTAGTCGACCGAGTAAATCGGGCAGGTGCCAGAGACTTCGGTAGATTCGAGGATATAGCCCAAGCTGCTGGTAGCGCTGCTGGACAGCGTGGGCGAGACGTCCGTGTCCCAGCAGATGTAAGCGAAGTTATTGACCGCGACCGCCCCGCCCGCCCATTTGGCAAAGGCCACCTTTTGCGTGTTGCCGTAACCGCCGTCCGGATCGAACAGTGTGAAAAAACTCGCCCAATTGGTGGTGATGTTCACCGCCGCGTTCATGAATGCCGCTGGCGTAGCCGCGGCCGCGCCCTGCGAGGTCACGGCGCCGGTGGCCGCTGTCAGCAGTAACGAGGCCGAAAGCGAGCCAGTGGCAAAGCCGATCGTGCCGGGCGCGCCTGGCGTGCCGCCCGTGAGCGTAAAGGCGCCGGATACGCTGTCGTAGGTGCACAGCAGGGGGCCGGCGCTGATGGTGGTTGCCGATACGCTCTGCGCACCCCCGGACGTGTAATAGGTCCCCGCGGCGCCAGTTCCGCTACCCAGCGCCGTGATCGTGGTCCCGACCGCGACACCAGAGCCCACGATGGTCTGCCCCACCGCGAGGAAGCCGCTCGCCATGCTGCCGGAAACGGTCATCAGGCCAGCCGATTGCGTGATCGCGGTGGAAGCCACGTTCTGAATCACCGATACCTGGTAAGTGCCAACGCCGCCCGCAATGCCGGTGAGCTGGGACACGATGGTGGTGCCGGCAGTGATGCCCGTCCCGGAAATCACGCCACCGACCACCAAGGTTCCCGTGACCGCGGTGGCGTTCATCACGTTGCCGGTAATCGAAGCGGTGCCGGTCGTGGAACTGGCCACGGCGATCGTGGTCGTGTTGGCCGTGACGCCGTCATAGGCCGCAAACGCGGTGGCGATGAGCGCCGCAGCGTTCGAAAAACTGGTCGCCGCGGCCAGGCTGATCGAGGAAGCCGTCTGCACTTCGCCGTCGACCGTGACCGTGAGCGATCCGCTCAGGGCTTGCAGCTGCGCGAGCGTCATCGATGCGACCGATGCCCCTCGCAAGTACGCTGGCACCGCGACGGACGGATACTGCACAAACAGCATCGCGCCCGGCTTGGCAGTCGAATTGGTGAACCCGCCGAAGTAGATCGCGGCCGCGGCCGCCTCGCTCGAGCTGCCGCCGAATGCCGCGCTGACTGCCAGGGCCGACGGATATGAGGCTACCGTGCCGATCGGCACGCGGGAATTCTGGGTCAGGCAAAGGCCGGTGAGCTGCAAAGCATTGCCGCCCGCCCCGATCACACCCGGAACGATGTTAACGAGTGCCGATGCCGGGATGGAAGATCCCATGAGGTAACTCCGTTTAGTGGTACGTTGCTTCGACTGAAACCACGTTGATCTTCACGCCGGTCGTGAAGTCCTGCGGGACCGTCACGATCGGATTGCACTGAAGGATGCAGGCGATCACCCAGCGCTCTTCCACCTGTTGCTCCGCATTCGTGTACGGAATCTGATGCGGCGGCTCGCCGGTGTGCAACGGCGTGACGTCAAAGCCGCTGGTCGCGAACTGCTGGCAGCCCCAATCGCTGCGAAAGAGCGTCACGATCGCCTGAGTGTTATCGCCGCTGGCGGGCCCGTGCACGTCGAGCTGGACCGTCACGATGGCCGGATCGCGGATCGACAGCGTGCTGGGCGCGCTCGGATACCCGTCGGTGTACGTGTCGGTGTTCGTCTCGATGCGTTCGGCGAACATGAACGTCATCTCGACGAAATTGACCGCTTCCGGTTCGGGAACGCGGTTGTCCTGGCCGGCGACCACCGGTGTGCCCGGGGGTAGAACGGCCAGCAGGAAGCTGCGTAGCGCCGCGAGTGTCTGTTCCTCGGTCAGGCTGACGGTCGGGGCGCCCATCTACTAGATTTAATTCGTATTTAAATCTAGACGTGCCGGCCAGGCCAGATCATGTTCGGGCTGATTGCGGTGGCCGCCTGCGGCGACTCATTGCCGGGGACCGTGTTCGGCTGCTGCTGATCTGGCAGCATCTTTTGCGGCGGCGGTTCGTCCTGCGCGCCGTCAGGACTTTTGGATTCTGTAGCCCGCTTTGCCCACGGTCGCGGATATCCTTCTTGCGTGGCGCGTTGTGACGATGCCTGATACCTTTCTTCTCCCATCTGCAAGACCGACTTTAATGATTTAGAGGTTGTGCTTCCGCCGCCGCCTTCCGGTCCCTTACCCGCAGGCGGCGACGCACTGCCACCGCCAGAGCCAAACCGGCCACTCTCATCACGCTGTTGCTCCGCGTCCATGGCATCGATGCCGCTGATCGTGCCTTTGTTCGCGCTCGCGTAGAGCACCTGTTCGCCTTTTTCCTTGCCGTACTGGTCCTGCATCGCGCTCTTGATTTCCTCGCCCTTCGAGGTCAGTGGCATTTTTAGCTCCAATGAATACGGCCGACCAACTCACTTAGAAGCCAGCAGGCGAGGCCCGCCCAGCCCAGCGACACACGCGCCGACGCCACGTTCACGGCAGCCAGGATCAGCAAAACGAGCGCGGCCACTTGCAGGATCAGGGTTGCGGTGATCATGGGAGATTTTCCTTTCTCCATATCTAGTCGTTCTGCTGGGTAACTCCGACCTTGGTCCAGCCAGCGGTTTCGGACCAGTTCTCGAGCACGATCGCCACAAGCCACCCCGTACCGTCCGGGAGAGTGATGAGGTCGCCGCCCTTTACGTCCGGGCGACTGACGCCCTGAATGTTCCCGCTGATGTACATCGCTAGGCGCACACCTTGCAGGTTCAGGCCTTGGATCTGGGCTAGGTCTTTCCAGGACAGTGCTTGCGCCTGAATCTGAACGGACACCGGCGCCGCGTAATTCGGAGCACGCTTACCCGATGCGTTCTGCTGGGACCCGGTCGATTGCTGCCACTGGCCGATCACCCACGGATTTACCTTGGATACGTAGGGCGCGGCGATCTGATGCAGGTTCAAGCGGCGTCCCCATTCGTTACGAAACCGTGCCATCCGCAACCGCCGCCTGTCAAGGCGACGCTACGGCTGCGAGTCTCTGACGGCACGAAGGTCAGATCCGCTAATCCAGTCCCTTGCGTCACCCAGCGGCCTGGACCAGGCCGCGCGTCATCCGGTACTTTGCCGACGAACCAACAGACCACGGCATGCGTGCCAGGACGTCCGCCATTGGACGCAAAGCACTTCGGGCACAGGAACCAGACCCCGTCCGCTTCGGCCAGCGTATCGACCCATTTCTGGCCGCCGTTCTGGTAGACCTCGCCGTTTTCAGCAACCCAGCCGGGAGGCAAATACCGCAGGAAGTGCGCTTCCAGATCGGGAACGAGCCTCACACGGCCCGCCAGACGCCGCGCTCAAGAAACCCGTGCCAGAGTTCCTGTTTCGGCCGGCCAAGATCGGCCCGCGCCGGAATGCTGATCAGGATCGAGGGCGACACCGTGATCGTGCCGTCTTCGTGTTCAACGACCTTGTGCCCGCGCAGGTTGCAATGGTGCCCATCGGGCGTCACGCCCATCCAGCCGGCCGCTCCCGGGTGAGTCTTGGCCACCCCTTCGCCAATGTGCCCGTAATCGCCTGGCTCGAGGTTTGGCAGCCAGCCGTCTTCCTTCGGGTAGACGCGACGACCGATTACGGGAGTGATGATCATGTGAATAGCTTGAGCTGATCGCCGCGAACCTCACCGCGCTGCCAAGCGTCGAAGCGCTCGAAAAAGCTAGCTGGCTCGCTATCGCGGCGATGACAACGGCAATGGCAAGCCACGGTCGACAAACTGCGCTGCACGGCGCAGCGCCAAGCGTCAGAGAACATGCACCCGCAAGGCATTGCCATTTCAAATGACCTCGAAGTCGACCGAATCGAGCAGATGGCCGGAATCGACCAGCGGTTTCGTCGACACGCCCCCGGCACTCTCGCCAGCCGCTACGCGCGCGGCCGCCTCGCCCACCACGCGGCCTGTAACGACAAGGGCCTGGTTGTCGGATTTCATCTTGCGCAGCATCAGCGTCACCGGCGACAGGCTCGGTGTGTTGGTGTCGACGATCGATTGCTGCAATTCGTCGCGGATCTGCTCGCCTAGTAGGGCCAGCGCGCGCGACGCATCGAACTTGTTCGCCTTCAGAAGTTTCCCCAGGTCCGGGCCCCAGTGCGGGCTCTCGGCCTTCACCATCGTACGGAAGTAGGGGCGCGGCGGAATGCTGGCTCGAGGCGCCCCGAATTCTTGAATCGCCGCAACCGCAGCCACCGGCATGCCAGTCGGATACGTCGCCCCGGCCAGAAATCCGACGTTAAGCGTCGCCTTCTTCGTGATCTGCTGACCCAGCTTTTCCAGATAGGCCTTGAGCTTTTCCCCGCCCTCGAGCGCCTGTCCCGCCATGGCGTCAGTGGTCCCGGGCAACGCGTTCGCGGAAAACCCGGAAGTTCTCCGCGAGAGACGTTGCAACCGCCTCGATCAGATCGCCGTGGGTGCAATGCAGCTGCCGGCAGGACTGATCGATCACGCTAGCTATCAGGCCACCGGTGTGCTTAACGCAGCACAGGCTGTCCGTCTGGACCAGGACCAAGCTCGATTCATCATCCACGGTGACTTTGATCACTTCTCGTCCCATCAGCGCACCTGTGGGTTGACCGGATCGCCCTGCCAGTAGTCGGGCCGACTGTACGGATACGGATCAAACTGCCGTTTCGGGCCGACGATGTAGAAGAACTGCCGGTACGGGAGCGCGGCCACCCAGAACGCGACGCCGTACTTGGTCTGGGCCCAGAACTGCGGAGTGCCTTCCGGGACCTTGAATTCAGCCTGCACGGTGACGCTGCCCTCGGTGGCGCTGCTGATCCGGCCAACCAACGGGGAAGAAGGAGTGGTGCCGGAAGCGGTCGCCACCGGCATGTTCAGGGCCGCGACGTGCGCCGTGATCATGTGCAGGAATAGGTAGCGCTGGCCGCCGACGCTGGAATCTTTCACCGGGCTCGCGGCCGTGTTATCGCAATAGAGGCAAGCTTCGTTGAAGTAGAGCTGCGCGAGTGCTATGCCGGCCGAGGCCAGTTCCGCGTAACGGGTCGAGAAAAACGACCAGTCGAACGCGACCGATCCGGCCGGGGTGGTCATTTCAAGCCGGCCGGCGCGCGGCCATGGCTTCGGCGTCGATTCTCACGCCGGGCAGCGCATTCGGGTCCAAACGCTCCAGGCCCGACCTCGTCGCTTTGCGTTCCTTGGCCATGGCCTCTGCGCTTTCCGATCTTGGCTGCGCGAAGATGAGGCCGTTTTTGACCATGTCGGAACGGCGGTTCTGGTCCAGCCACTTCTCCCACAGTTCCTTCGGCACGCCTGGCGTGAGCGCGAACCCCTCGATGATCGGGTGAGCGGCCGCGCGGTTCTGCGGATGGGAAAAGCCGTTAATCACGAACCGTTCCGGCCGTTCCTGCGAAATCTTGCTCTTGCGAAACCCGCCCCCCAGCACCGGTTCGTCGAATTCGACCATGTCGAAGACACGAAGAACCAGGCCGTGCGGCAGTTTGCAAGCGATCGTCACGGTTTCCGTCGAGTTGGTCGCCGGTGCTGTGGGTGCCATGTGTGCATTCCTTCAAAATGAGGGAAAATTTCGAACTGCAACCCGCGCGGGACACATTGCATGCCCCGCGCGGGCTTCTCCCGCGGCAGCGCGGGACTTCGGCGCGGTTCACCTGGACCAGTGGGCTGCCCGGTACTGTCCTAGGCTTTCGGCGCCGTCAATAAAAAACCGCCCGTAGGCGGCGCATTCAGCTTCGAACCGCGATCAGACCCCAATCATCTGCGCGATGGCGAATGGCTGGCGGATGACTGCGCCCCACGTTCCTTGCGTCATCTTTTGCTTGTAGCTCGAAAGGTCGCGGATGATCGGGCCGGCGCGCAGTTTTTCGCTGAACGCGCAGTAGCCCGTTTCCTGGCCTTCGACCTTGGTAGCGATCAGCTGCACGATTTCGCCCGCCGCCGACCCTTGCGCGTTCTGAGTGGTCAGGGCCCCGTACTGGATGGCCGGAACCACCTTCAGGTTCGGGTAGTTGGTGCCAAGCAGCGTTTTCACGTTCACGTTGTACGTGTTCGTGAAATTGAGCGCGCCCGCCGAGTGCGGCGACATGCCCAGCACCATGTCGGATTCGGCGTTGATGTTGCCGCCCGATTGCGCAATGAGCTGCACGACCAGGGCGACGATGTCGTTGTAGACCTCCAGGCCCGTCGCGTTGGGGCTGTTGCCGATGAACCAGGTCAGGCCCCCGGCCGCCTTTGGTCCCGGCGCGATCGCCGCAGGAAGAGACGGATCGTTCAGCAACCCGTAGTTCTGAAGGCCGGCGATGCCGAAGAAGTAGGACAGGTTTTGGAACTTGTTCAGGTTCACGATCGAAGCCTGCTTCAGTTCCGAGGCCCAGCCGATCTTGGCCGCGCCCATGCGCTCCATTTCCAGTTCGCCGTACTCGGCGATGGTCTGGTATAGGTAGTTTTCGCGCTGTGGGAAGTTCGTGTTGGCGCCGGACTTGCCCGCCTGCGAAAAGTCCCCGTAGGTCGAGACCTCGCCCGTGTGTTCAACGACCGAGAAGACGGCCGTCACGTCGACGAATGAGCCCTTGCGGACTTCGCCGAAGATTTCAGCCGCGGCGTTCTTCGCGGTCAGGATCCGCAGCACTTCCGGATCCAGGAACGTGACCAGGAAGGCCGGAATGCCGGACTGCGGGGTGGTAACAAGCTGCGGCTGCGCGTCGTAGGCTCCCTTGAAGTCGCGCTTCCAGGAAGGCTTGACGAACACCTGAGCGCCGTCAAAAGCGATGCCATAGGTTTCGCGGTAAAAATCGAGCACCGCGCGCTGCTCGCGCAACGACAGGTCGTATGCGAGTCTGTCGGGCATTCTGTCCATTTTCAGTGATCCTTCTCGGTGGGGTAGGGTTTGGCGATCAGCCGAGCGGCCAGCTGCTCATCTTGACGAGTTCGCCGGGTTGACCGACCGACAGCGCGTACCACTTGGTTTCGGTGCCGGAGTTGGCGTTGATCGCCTGCGAGGACAGGGTTTGGCCCTGGTTCAGGTAATACGTGCCCGCCCCGCCCGTGCCCGTGCCCAGCGCGATGATGGACGTGCCCGCGTTCACGCCCGAGCCGGTCAGCAGATCCCCGACCGCGAAGGTGCCGGTAAGCGTGCCCCCGACCGTCAGTGTTCCGCCGGAAGCCGTGATCGAGGTCGACGTGGCCGCCGTCTGGGCAATCGCAGAAAAGACCGAGAAGGTCGCCCCGTTGGTCGAGGGCGTGGCTCCCGTGAGCTGTTGGTAGATCGTGGAGCCCGCGGCAACGCCGGTACCGGTCAGGGTTTGCCCCGGAAGGAAGGCGCCCGTGATAGTGGTCGCGATGGTCAGGGTCGACCAGTTCGGCGCCGTAAGCGTGATCGGCGTGCCGGACGAACCCACGGTCTGCGAAATGTTGACCTGGTAGGTTCCGGTCGATCCCGTGGAGCCGGTGAGCTGTTTCACGACGGTCGTGGCCGGATCCAGGTTGGTGCCAGACAGCACCATTCCCGGCCCGATCGAACCGCCCGTGACAGTGACATTCAGCAAGCCCCCGCCGCCCGCGCCGGTGTACGGCACGACGTAGCCGGTGGCGGCCAGCAAGTCCAGGTGGCCAGCGGTCGTGTTGTTCAGCGCGATCGACGAGGCCGTGCTGGTTGCGCCAGCCGGCGGGGTGCCGGTGGCGGCGAACGTCACCAAGCCCGTGCTGTTATTCGCGTAGGCCTTGTTGTTGATGGCCGACGCGCTCGAGCCGCTGTTCAGTACCCAGAATTCGCCCTCGCTGTACAGGGTCACGCCCAGGCCTTGCGGGATGATCTGGGTGTTGTCGGCCAGGAATTGCGTGATAAGGGCCGCGCCCGGGTGCCGACCGGCAAAGCCGGTGGGCGCGCCGATCCCGGCGTTGCTCACGAACCTGTTGCTCGCATCGGCCCAGCCAAAGGCACCGATGACAATGCCGGCCGCGGCCGCCACGAACGCGCCCGGCCCGTTGATCACCGATGCGCGGATATTCGTGCTTGCGAAGTCGCCGGCCACGCCTACGCCGGGTACGGTGTTTACTTGTCCAGGGAACATGTGATGGCTCCGAAATGGGTAAGAGGGAACCGGCGCTTACACGACGCGCAGGCCTGCCGCGGCTGGCGACAGACTGGCAATCACGCTGTCGACCGTCGCCGCGGAGTCCGCCGCCATGCGCGGGGGCGGCTCACCGTCGGGCCGGCGCTTGGGCTGCGCGGCCAGAATGTGCTTGTAGGCGGTCGGGTGCACGTCGGTTAAGTCGATTTCCAAGGCTTCGAGCGCCGCCTTGAAGACGCCCTCAGCCGTATCGCAGGCGAGGGTGAGCTTGCCGACCCACGGCTGCACGAAGGCCTCGGCGTCGGCCAGGGCGCGCATCTGCGCCATGGTTTCCTTGCGCGTGTTCTTGGTCGCCTCGGCGATCGCCGCGTCCATGGCGGCCTTGCTGACTGCTTGGGTCATGGCTGCGTCCTTGTCCTTGAGGGGGTCCTTGCCGGGTGAGGTTGCTGGGGGTTTGGGCTGACCTTCGCCGCCAGGCGGTTCATCCTGGGCCGGCTTCGTTTCTGCCGGAGTGGGCGAGCCCGCTGGCGCAATTTCGGCATGCGGGCCGGCGGGGCGCAGCGCCTTGAGCTTTTCGCCCAGCCAAGCGTGATGCTCAGGCTTCAGGTGGGGCTTTAAAGCCTCCAGGATTTCGTTCACCGGATCGGCTTCCCCCGGCTTGGCGCCCGGTGCCGCCGGTGCTGCGGCGGCCGGCGCGGCTGGCGGTTCGCCTTCGGCCGGCGGGGCATCACCGGCTGCACCATAATCGGAATCCAGCGGTTCGGCGCCGCCGGGCGCCGGCTCGCCAGCTGGCGGCTCGCCCCCGGCTTCGCCCTCGAGCCCGTCAAGCAATTGCGTCAGGGATGCAACGCTCGCATCCTTGGCCAGGACAGTCGCCGGCAGTTTCAGCTTGCGAACGGCGGCGATGATTTCGGGCTTTTTCGTCTTCCAGTTATCCGAGGCGCACCCGATCAGGATCTTGTTCAGATCCTTTGCGAACGCGGGGCGCGCGTCTTTTGCCAGCAGTGGCGGAAGGACCGCGAGCAAGGCTCCCTTCGCCAGCATGGCCTTCCGTGACAGCACTTGCTGGGTGGTTCCCATCTGACCTGACTCCTTTGGTTGGCTATCTCCCACGATTACGTCGGATCCCGCGCGACCGTCCCGCACCAGTGCGACATGGTTGCCTCGGATTTCACGCATCACGCCGTCGTAACGGCGCCCCTCGAATACGCCCGGCGTCATATCGGCCACGTACCGGTACGAAGCCGACAGTTCACGCGTCTGATTCGTTTCGATCTGGTCGCACGCGTCCCCGTCCCAGAACACGAGCGAATTGGTGAGGTACGGCGCATTGAAGGCTGCATCCGTTCCGGTCGACCCGATCACCAGTTCCTTGTCCAGGTCATCAGCGGTGGTGGGCCGGTGATCGGACAGGAGCGGAATGTTGTTGAAGGTCGGAACCGCCTTGGCCAATTCCTGCGGATCGCGCAGCAGGTAATAGACCTTGCGTGGTTCGAGCCCGAGTTCTTCGGCGTCCGGAATCTCGAAACCGTAGTACGGGTTGACGGTCGCCTTGCTGATGTTGGCGACCTCGATGTGCAGCCGGCCGTCCTGGTCGTAGCTGCGCACGCTCGCGCGATCGAACGCCAGCCGTTCGCCGGTGGCGCGATCGAATGCCAGTTCGGGATCTTCGGCCAGCTCATCGCCAGCCAAGCGGGCAGGGCGCCCGCTATCGTCTACGGAACTGTCTCGTCCGGATGATCCTTCAGGAAGGCTTGCGCTTCCTGGTCCGCCTGGTCGTCCGCTTCGTTCGCCAGATCCACCAAGGTCTTGCCCTGATGTTTGGCCGCGAACTTCTTCACGGCTTCCGCCACCTTGGCCGGATCCAGTGAGATATTCGTATCGGTCTTGCTTGATTCGGCCATCGTCGAGCAGCTTTTTGGCAACGAGTTTCAGAGACGACTTGATGACCTCTGGATCATACCTCGGAACATCATCGATCGATCCGACGTGGATATCGCCCAGGTGGCCCTGATTGTTCAGGATATTGATCTTGACTCTGGGATTGCCCGCATAGTGCTGCGCCAGTTCGCGCACCGTTTTCGAGGCGCCCAGATGCGCGTGCTCGAGCGTTGCGCCTTGTACGGCCCGCTTGCGGATCGCGTTGAACGCGAAAGCCTTCTCGATGGGCGAGTTCGTGTAAACGATGCTGACCGGGCCCGGGGCCGTGTTCAGCGCCTCGTCGATTTTCTTGATCGCGGACTTCGTGTTCGACAGCGTCGAATCGAAGGTCAAGCCATCGTCAGGCAGCCCTAGCGCCTGGATCGCGACGTCCATCGCTTCGGACTTGCCCGACCCGCTGCCGCCGGCCGTGAACAAGGTCGGGCTCTTATCGCCGCGCGCGGCCTTGTCCTTCAGTGCCGCCGTGAAGATCATCTTCGACAGCAGCGAAGAGGGCTCATGAACCACCGGCGCGAGCTTGCGATCGCCGACGAACGATCGGGACAGGAGTTTCACCTTGTCCGGATCGATCACGTTGCCGAAGCGCTTGCGATAGGTACCGATCAGCGCCTTCGGGTTGTGGCGGATCGCGTCGTAGAAGCCCTGCTCGATCGCGCGGTGCTCAGGGCTCAGGCCCGCGGCGCGCGTGAAGCCGTGCTCGTCGATGTGCTCAGCTTGTGCAGCGCTCTTTTTCGCCTGCACGGTTGCGGCACGTTTCGCGGCCGTTTTTTCCTTCTTTTCGTTGGCTAGGTCTTCTTCCTGGAGCGCGTTGGCCTGTTCATACAGACGGCGACTTTCCTGTGGGTTGCTCGCCCGCAGCGCATTGGATTGCCGCAGTAGATCCTTTTGTTTAGCCCGATTGGCTTCCCGGTTGAATGGCGCAGCGCCACCGCCCTCACCGAACCGTCCACCCTCGTCGCGCGGGTGCTTGGACTCGTCCCACTCAGCGTCCATTCCCATGCGCGCCGCGGCAAGCATCGGCAGGATGCGTTCTACGCCAGGGTGCAGCGGTTCGGGCGGATCGTCGATCTGCGCCCAAATGTGATCCGTGTGTTCGTAGTTCAATTCCGGAGCGAAGAGGTCATCTTTGACGCGCTGCACGAAGGTGACGAATTCGACGCCATCCAGTGTCAGATGCGCCAGCTCGCGCAGCTTTCCTTCCGGGATGTCACCAATTTCCTCGATCGCCTCGCGCCGAGCCGTCTCGAGCGGTGTTTCATCATCCTTCGCGGTGCCACCTGGCAGGCACCATTCGCCCGCGTGATCGCCGCGGCTCGAGCGCTTCAGGAACAGGCACAGGCCGTCCGGGGTGATGAACGCAATGCCGGCGCCTTCGGTAACGGCAGTGCCGGCGTAGCCCGGATCGAATGGCATGGCATCGTTTTAATAGGTGAAGGGCGCCGCAGGCGGGGTGAAATTCGCTGTGTAGCGCGCGACTCCCATGGAAATGCGTGCTTCGTCAACGTATCCGTTCCAGCTGCTAGTGCCGCCAGCATTAGCCGCTCCGATCGCCTGGCCCGTCATGCCTTTGATAATTGAACCGCTATACGTAGCGGATCCTTGTGAAACACCGTTCAAGTAGGTGTTGAAATTATTTCCGTGCCTGACACCTGCCACGTGATACCAGGTGCCCGTTGACAGAGTTGCACCCGAGGTAAACGCGACACTCCAATTGGTACCGCCGTCAGCACTGCCGCATAGCAAAGTGATCACGCCGCCGTTTAGAAATAAAAGCACTCCCGAAAATCCGGCACCTTGTGAACCGAAGATAACCTGTGATCCCCCAATGCTGATGGCGTAGACAAAAGCCTCATAGGTCCAATCCTGAAGGAGCGCAGCGAAGATATCGTTGCTCGTGCTTATAAAAGCACCGCCAGGAAGCAACAGCGAACTGGGGCCGAACTTCTGCTGTGCCGTCGATAGCGTCGCACTACTACCCGACCACGTACTTGAGTAAACGTCGGTAAAGGTGGTCGAACCATTCGTGCCATCGAAGTGCAGCAGCGCAGTGCTGACGATGATGCTGCTGCGATAGCGCGTCGCTAAAGCGCCAGTCACGTCAGGTCCCCACCGATCAGCCAGGTATCGCTGCCCAAATATTTGGCCCATATGGTGGAGTTTTGGGCGCGCGCCGTGAGCGAACTGGGGTTCGCAAAGGTCACGCCGGCACCTGCCACGAACGCCGTCTGTCCGGCGCCAAGTTGTGGCACGACAATGAGCGTACCCGTGACCCAGGCCGTCGTGCTGTGCGGGTCGAGCGTCACGTTGTTGGCCGAGGCGTTGTTCATGGTGACCCAGCCCTCGTAATTCGAAGACTGTGGCGCATCGGCGAGAACCGGGTGATAACTCGTCCCGGTTTGCGGGTTAATCGGTGGGGCACTCCCAGTGGCCGGAAGCGCAGTCCATGCTGGAGCGCCCGCCACCGAAGTCAGAACGTAGTTGGCGGTGCCGATGCCAAGCCTTGCCGCTGCTCCGGAAACCCCGCCGATGATGATGTCGCCAGCCGTGGTCATCGGATTGGCAAGACCGGTGGCCGCTGCCCACGCTGGTTCGCCCGCAACGACCGTCAGGACTTGGCCAGTAGATCCGATCGGTATCCGCTCCGGCGTGCCGCTTGTGCCGCCGTCGATCAGATCGCCGGAAGCGGTCATCGGATTCGTCATACCGCCGCCGCCCCCGCCGCTGATTGCCTGCGCTACGGCCGCGGCCGTGCTGGGCGCATCCCCGCTGGCAATGGCGCGCGCTTGCGCTGGAGTCAGGGATGTCATCGGATAACCTCAGAGGATATTGGTGACGTTGAACACGGTCGGATTGACGCTGGACGTGCATGTCACAGCGTCGCCTGGCCGCAGCAAAAACTGGCCCGAGGTAAGGCCCGTGATGCCGCCCTGCGATAGTGTGATCACGGTGATGGTGCCACCGTCGATGGTGACCGTTTGCAGATAAGGGCCCGGATTCGTGTAGGGGATGCCGTTGCCTGGATAGGTCGTGGCGACGGTCGGGCCGGTCTGCGGCGCTCGCATCAGCTGGTTCAGCACTTGCGCAAGCGTTTGCGTGTCGCCCGCCGCGATGGCCTGGATCATCTGGGCGGACAGGGCAGAGGTCAGGGCTCCCATTTTGGATAGCTCTCCGTGAGTGAACGTATCGGGAAAAAAGAAACGCCCTCTGGAAGAGGGCGCCCCTGGCCTCGATCGCGGCCTACGCGTCGGTGTGCTGTGTCAGCCTGTGCGCTCGCTGTCGCGATCGCTTTCGCGCACGGGCCACGTACAAAACGGTACCGGAGCCACAGCCCCGTCCTGCGCTAGGTAAACCTTCTCCTGTGAGAACAGGTTCCCGTAACAGTCGAACACGGCTAGGTTCACCAAGTTCGGGCTATGCACGAACACGACCGTGGCCGCCAGCGGTACCGGACCCTCGCCTGGATCCGGAATGGGCCTGGACCCCGGAAACATTTCGTCTGGCCAAAACCAGACTTGTCGGCCGACTGTGGGCTTGATCATTTTTGCCGCTCCATTGATCGCTGACCCTCGATGAGTTTGCGCACCCGCTTCATGAGCGCGGCATCGCACTCCGGGCACAAACGCTCATACCAGATGGTCCTCGAGCATCCGTGGCACTTCCTGAACCCCAGCAGTCGCAAGAAAAGGTTCACCGGCGGTAAGTATGCCCCGCTCACCTCCAGAGCGCATCCAGAGCGTCGGCTGGCGACTGGCGCGGATCCCGCACGGTACGTCTTATGGCCACGGCTGCAATCAGCTTGGCGATCGGGACGGTGCGCAGCTGGATCAGGATCGGGGGCGCCTTCGGTTGCACGAACGTGCGCAGCGTGCAGGCACACCAGCTGTTCACGTGCCCCGGCAAAGCCACTATCTGGACCGGCTGGCGGCAGCGGGTGCACGCCTGCTCACCATTATCATCCGGGCCCCAGTGGCGAACGCGCTCAGCCATCGCCCGCAGCCCTAATTTGGCTAGGCTGAGTCCGACCGGCAGCAATGTGGCGAAGGTGGCGGGCGCGTTCACGCTCGCCATGGTGCGGATAGGATCGGCCGCGCTTGTCATCAAGCGCCACTGAGCGCGCTGGAATGGAGCGCTGACCGAGATTCGCGAATGCTCCCATTGCGGACATCATCATCAAAGCTGGACTAATTTCGCGCTTTCCCAATTTACGACTCCATTCGACCGAGTCCCGGAATCACGGACCGGCTGACACACCGGCAATTGATCAACTCGCCCGGAAAGATGTACTGCTGTTCCTTCTCGGACCACATGCCTTCACTGATCTTGTAGCGTTTTCGCGCTGCGCCCCACGCGACATGATCCGGGCGCGGCTCGCGTCCGCCGCCGCTGTGCACCCAGATCGCTTCGGTGATCCCCAGTTCATGCTGCCGCACGCGGATACGCGTCGCGGTCGCCTTGTTGTTCTGGTCCCGTGCGATCAGAGCGGCCCGGCGTTCGGTGCGTGCCGAGAGTGACTTGTTAGACTCGCCGGGCTTGCGACCCAGGCCGATACGCGCCAGGTTCACCTTCGGCCCCAGGTAGTCGGTCAGCGCCGCAAGGTCGCGCCCTACCGCGGCCGATCGCATGACCTCGGTTTCGATGTCTGTGAAGTAGCGCTGCGGGATCGATTTGATCAGGGACACGTTCTCGCCCGTGGTCGCTTGCCAGACGTCGCGGGTGAGCGGCGTTGTGCGCAACCGCACAGAAAAAGCGTGCTTTGCCAGAATCGCCTTCAGCGCCGCGTCGGTGCGCTCGCTAACCTTGGTCGCGAAATACTCGGCTAGGTCCGGGGCCAGTTCATCGAACCGTTGCTGCCAGCGCTTGGCCAGAGCCCGGATGATCCGGCGCAGGATGACCGATGGGGCGTCGTCCTGCGCCATGCGCGGCGTGTGCGCCCGATACGCGGCGGTGAGCCAGTGCACGACGCTGTTGTGCATCTGGGCAATCAGCAATAGCAGCCGGCGCCGGTATTCGACCTCGAGGCCAACGTTGGGGTGGATAGGCGCGGCGACTTTAATCGTCGTCTTCGCCGCCTTCGCCATCGTCATCTTCCGGAATGCTTAGCTTGGCCAGTTCGCGCGCCGTCTGCCGATCCTCTTCCTCCCACGGTTTCAATCCCAGCATCGCGCGCACCAAGTTCCCGCCAGCCGGGGATTTCCAGATCGCTTTCGCATCAGGGCTCAGCATGACCAATCCCCTTCAGTACGTCTTCGCGGCTCGCGGTCGGGATCTGCTCCCCGAAAATGTCGATGCCGCCTCGTTGAGATTCCTGGAAAGCGAAATCGGCCGCCGATCCCAAGCGTTCGCCGATCGCCTTACCGCTGCGAATGTTCTCCGCCATCATGCTGGCGATGGCGCCTTCGGCGCTGTTCGTGAGTAGATCGCCCTGTTTCAGGAACTTCTTCACTGACACGCCGGAGCGCACCGCGTTGATGATTTGCTTGGCAGCACCGGTGACCAGTTCGCGGATGTCCAGTTCGCCCGCGTCTTTCAGCTTGGCCATCGAGCCGGCCGCGCGGCTCATGCCGGCGATCAGGGTTCTGGATTCCGGGTCGGTCGCCTGAGCCATCAGCCCGACCAGTTCCGAATCGCCGTAAGCAGCGTGGAAGGTCGCCGCGTGCATCCGGTCTATCGCCTGGCGGGTAGGGCGCCCGTTCGGCGCAAGCGACTGCTGTTCCGAGGCCGGCATCGTCTGTATGAAACCGCGCACTGAGGCCTCGGACGGCTGCCCATCATCGTCGTAATCGATCTGGGACGCATCGAACCGATCCGCGTCGTTTCGGGCCTGCTCCACCGCCGACAGCGTCAAGGTCTGCGTCGTGTTCGACTCGTCTGCTATGCCCTCGGACACGTCGTCTGCATCCATGACCCGGACCAGTACCGGCGATTTCATCGCGCGGATCGTCTTGCCCGGGATCCCGTGCACCTTGGCGCCCGCGGCGATCGCCGCCTTGTAGGCATCCGCGGTGCCTTTCTTGTAGGCCTCGATGACGCCGGCCGTGCGGCCGTTATTGATCGCGACCATCTTGTCAGGGTCTTTGGCGTAGTCGGCGTTCTTCACGCCGTCAGCGCTGTTGGACGTGGATATCTGATCGGCTTCGACCACCGCGTAACGAACGCCCAGTTCGCGCTTTGGCGTCACGATGATGTCCCGGTGGCCGGTGGCCACGGCAATCCCGCGACCGTGAAGATCGGCCACCACGGGCGCGCCGTCGGCCATCGTGGGCGCTGCCATCAGTAGGCGCGGGTTCGGGTTGGCCGCGATCTTGGACATCTGGTTGATGCTCGCCGCGCTCGAGCGGTTGCGGTTCTGCAAAGACTTCAGCAACCCCTCGAGCTTGGCCGAATGCTCAGGCTTGGGCGCCTCGCCCGCGCCTTCCTTGCCGGCTTTGCGCAGCACCATCCCGTTCATGCTGCCGCCCGCGCCACCCTTGACCACCCCGCCTTCGGTGATCAGCACCGGCTGGCCACCGCCTTCTTTGCCGCCGTGTACGGTGATCCACTTTTCATCGTGGGCCGGCACGGCGCCATTAGGGCGCGCGCCCGGCGGCCGTGCTCCATTGGGGGGCGGCACCGCGCCCGCGTTCGGATTCGGCGGCTGTTCGGGTCCAGGCTCGCCCTCCGGACCCAGGCCAGGCAGGCCCATCCCTTCCTCGCCAGGCGGTTCGGGCACCATGCTCACGTCCAGCCCGGAATAGGGCGAGTCTTCCTGCTGGGCCACCCGGTTGCGCGCCTCAGCCGGCGAAATGACGCCGGAATTGATCATCACTTCGTCGGTGTCGGCCTCCACCTTGCGGGTTTCGGCCAGGATCTTCATATCGTCGTCCGTCAACGGTTCGTACTTGAAACCGATTTCAGGATCGATTTCACCGAACTTCGCAAGCTGAACGATGTTCAGAATTCGCGTGATCGGCGGCGTATACAGCGATTGCTGCCAGCTCAGGACATTGCGCCCGAACGTCTTCAGTTCCGGCTCAGCCGTCGCATTCAGGCCCTTGGGCGTGATGCCGAACATGATGATGAGCGGGATGCCGGTCACCGCAGCCTGGTGTTCCTGTGACTGCGCCTGCAATGCATCCAGAGTACCCAGCGGAACACTGATGTTGTCGAGTTCTTCAGTGTCCTTATTGAGCATGAACAAGCTGCGGTTATCGCGCGCCCGATTGAAAAGGTCTGCTCGATTGAACATCTGCGTGCCGGCGCCCGCATTCATGATGTCGGTCAGGTCCGTCTTGAGCGCCATCACGGAAAAATTGTGGATCAGGTCCGACACCGACTGCCGCGTGCGCAGCCAGTTGTCCACGTACGGCTTCATGATCTGCGTGAGCGACAGGCCCCCGAACCCGTACACCGGTTTGAGCATGTCCGGCACCGGCCGGCTTACCAACGTCAGCATTCGGCTGGCGTGCACTTCCGTGCCCATCACATACCAGCTGGTCGCCTTGAAGAAGTCCGGTTTGAGCGGATTTTGGCTGTTGTAGCGATTCGGATACGTCCACATCGCTTCGACCGGAACGAGTTGCTGAATACCTCTGCCGATCTTGGACCTCACATCGAGCAACGGCATCGCCAGTTCAGTGCGGTCGACCTCCACGTCGACCCCGAACATGTCTAGGAACAGCTGCCCACGGCCGAAAAACCCGTCATGCTCGGACATCGTGCAAAGCCGGTCCTGCACCTTGAGCCGCTTGAATTCGGCCTCGATCACGTCGATCTTGTCGTCTTTGTTTTGTTCTCCCGTGGCGGTGAACTTGATCCATTTCATCGTCATCGCCTTGGCGATGATTTCCGACGGACGGCGGTATTCGGCCCGCTGGGTCAGTTCGGCCAAGTACGGGTAACCGAAGAAGGTCATCCCCTCGCTAAAGCGGCTGTTCGTCATCCAGTCGAACGTGGATGACATGTCCGAGTCCATCGCGAGCTTTAGCTTGCTCGGAATCACACCCGGGTGAGGGTCAGCCGTTTCCCATTTCGTGCCGGCGGAAGTCGGCCCAGCCGCGGCCAAGGCCTCGTCGCTGATCCTCATCGGGGCACGCCGGTTCGGCGTGCCGAGGGGTGCCGCGCTGGCGACCGTTTCCAGTGCGGACGAGGCTGGCGCAGGGCCTTTCGAGGGGGGAGAGAGGTGCCAGCCACGCGCCAGCGCGGCAACCTTCGCGAGCCAGTTCATTTACGCGCCTGCGATCGCCGCGGCGGAAATGCGCATCGGATCCAGGCCAGGGGCGAAGATGCTGACGCACGCGTCCGCCAGATTCGGCGATGGCACTTCGCGCTTCAGCAGATCCTTCTTTGATTCCACCTTGACTCGTCCGTTTTGATCGAAGTCTCGCTTCGGCGTAGATAGTTCGGCGATCAGTTTTTGCAGGTTCGGAGTATCGGAAGCGAACGAAATGATTTCGTCTTCCTTGAATTTTTCGGCCTTGCGCACCGCGTTGTACGTGTTGCGGCAGCGATCAGCGACCAGCCACCAGGTCTGAGCCTTCAGATTCGCGAACTGGTCTTTGTTCTGCGTGGTCGTTCTGGCGTATTTCGCATCCGGGCGCCAGACCCCGGCACCCGCGTTGAACTTCGAGTACGTGATGAATTTCGCATAGTCCGGCTCGAGCGCTGGCGGGTGCAAATGATTTGCCAAGTTCAACTCGCCGAATTTCGCGCCCGCCATGGCGCCCACGCCGATCGAGTCGTACACGATATGGGCACCGCGGTTCGTAGCCTCGCGGTACACGCGCGTGCAGGACTTCAGCAGTTCGTCTTCGCCGCCTTTCCACTGCTCGGACCACGAAACGAGCGGCCCATGCCCGAAGACTTGGGCGTTCAGATCCTTGCCTTCGTCGGCTACGTCGAACCCGATCCGGCGCGCTCCCTTCGGCTCTACGTTCAGCGCCAAGTGCGCATCGACCGCGGCCATCAGCCAGGACCGCTTGATCACGGACGATTCTTCGTCCGTCTTCGGCACGCCAAGGTAAATGTGCTGGTATTCCTCGAAATCGCGCGCCTTCAGTTCGATGATCGTTTCGAGGAAGTCCGGCGCCAGGAACGGGTTTTCCTCGTAATTGATCAGCCGAACGATCGTTCGGGGGGGCGGGTTCAGCACGAAATGCTGGTAGACGAAATCGGTCGCTAGGTACGGATTGAAGATGATCCAGAGCTGGGCGCCGCGTTTGCGCGCGGTGGCCTCGATCACGAGCCACTGTTCCTCTGTCAGCGCCTCGGCTTCCTCGATAAGGAAGACGTCAATGCCCTCGAGGCCCTTGATTTCCCGAATCTGGCGCCAGATGCCGTAGAAGAGGAATTCCGACTTGGTGGCCTTGTTGACGATCTTGGCTTCGTGCGCGATGAACCGGCGCCCCAAGCCGAACCGGTCGATGGTGTCGACCAGCACCGGCTGAACGGACTCGGAGAGCTTGTTCTGGAACTGCCGGCAACAGCACACCCGCAGGCGCGCGTTGTCGGCCATGTAGATCAGGCGCCCGCACGCGTCCCAGGTCTTGCTCGAGGCGCGGCCGCCGTACAGGACCCGGATCCGAATCTGCTTGCCGGTGGCCGGATCGGTGTTCTGGTCCCAGAACGGTTTAAGTACGGGATTGAGCCGCGGGCGCCGATCGAACGGCATCTTTCCCGAACCGGGCGGAAATTTCCGCCTTCAGATGATCCTCCAGGCGCGTGATGACCTGTGCCCGGATCAGTTTCATTTCGATCGCCTTGCGTATCAAGACGGACACGGCTTCGATTCGATCGCACAAGTCGCGGCGGTCCGGCGGATCTGGCAACTCCAGCGGGAAGTACAGCCGCGGCGGCGACAAGGCGTCGCGCTGCCCGTCTTGCAGAAGCGCCCCCGTTTCGGCGTCTTGGACCCAGAAAACGATCTTCAGCGTTCTCATGATGGCGCGCCGGGTGATTCCGGCTCCGGGTAGAAGAGGGACAGACCCGCCGGCACGGACCCGGCCGGCGCATCCTTCGACAACCCGTAAACGTCGGCCTCGGCGAGTAGCAGGGCCCCGGCACTGGACATCAGCTTGTTGAACATGGTGATTCGCGCCTCGAGCGTCACGGCGTTTTCGACGTCGGAAATCTGGTTCAAGGTACCGCGGCGGGCGTTCGGATCCTCGATCTTTTCGGCCAGGTCGCGCAGCTGGCCCAGCAGGGCGGTCGACGCGTTGGCATCCATGCCCTCCATTTCGGCAACGAGCTTGGTCGCGGCGCTGCGCAGGCGTTCGACCATGGCGCGCCGGCCGGTCTGGACCTGGGCGATGATGGCGGCTTCGGCGCTGACAACCTCGCGCTCGGTAGCCTTGCTGACTTGGCTACCCGGCTTGGCTACTGACTGTTTGGCTACCAGCGCGGCGGCCTTGGCGTGGATGCGCCCCTGAAGGTCGCGGTCCCAGCCGTCACGCTTGGCGCGCTTCTGAATCGCGGCGTGGGTGATGCCGTGCTGACCGGCAATCTCGCGTAAGGTCTTGAAACCAGCGCGAAAATCGATTTCGACGCGCTCCCAGTCGATGGATTTACGGGCAGCGCCGTTGCCGTCGAGAGCGCCGGCAAGCTGCGAGTTAGTGGGGTCGGACATCATGTTCATGGCGTCTGGATGCTTCGCTCGTTGCGACTGCTGCGCGGTACCTTCAAGCGCCACGTGTGCTGCGAACTCATGTTCATGCCGAGGTCGCGCATCTCTTCTGTGCTGCGGCAGCGCTTTGGCGCATTGCGCGGAGCGCGCCGAACCCCGGTAGCGTGAAGGTCGAAGGCCTCGCCGGACGCAAAGGAGTGGCCACAGCCAACGCAGCGCAGTGGCATCTGGTAGGGGAAGAGGTTTTTAAGGGACGGTGAACGTTCCGCAACTAGGCTGGCAACCGCCGGCCAGCGCCGACCGGTCCCAGAACAGGGCCCGCGGTCCAGCTGAACTGAGCACATCGGGGCCGATGTGGGGCGAGGCGACAGCCGGTGGCGCGCAGTACGGGCGCAGCGGGTCATAAGGCGTGTAAGGGCTTGGCCATACGGGCGGCAACGTAGGCACCCATACGGGCACCACCTGAACACCGACCGGACGGGCGGCGAGCTGGCGCACTTCTTCGCGCAATTGGGCGATTTCCTGGCGCAATTTGCGAATTTCAGACAGGTTGGACATCTTCACACCGCCTGTACGTCGTTGGTGAGATTCAAAAGCGCCGTGGCCTCGGCTTGGTTGCCCAGGCTGTCGGTGAACTGGGCCCGGATGGTCACCATCAGCGCCGTGAGCAGCGGCGGCAGCACCCCACCGCTGATATGGACCTGAATCGCAGTACCGGGCGGGGCCACGGTGCCATCCGGGTAGGTGTTGGTGGCGACGTTCACCACCGGGGAGCCGAAAACAAGGCCGGCGGACGCCGGATCGCATAGCACCTGGTTGACCTGAGCGATCGTGGTCGACGGGATCAGCAATTCGGTGCAGACGACGTCGTACGGCCAACCGTCGTAGGTGCGTTTTTCCAGGATGACGATTTGGCTCATGGCTTGGCCAGGAAAAAGCGGCGCAGTGCCGGCAGGGTCCAGACGCGACTGTTGCCGTACTCGAAGTGCACCAGAACCCCGCCGACCTGGTCGGCCAGGGCCCCGGCCTCGGCCAGGGTCAGGTTGGTGAAGGCGCTGCCGAAGACGGCCTCGAGCGCCGCCGCGGCCTCGGCAACCGTCACATTGATCGAATAGCCGCCCCCGAGGGAGGCGACCGCGTTCATCGCCTCGGTGAGGCTCGCTACGACCACGATGGTTGCCGTGGTGGTGTCGAGCGCCGCACCAGCCTCGCTGATCGTGCCGACGGCCTGGTTGATGGCCGACAGGGTGTCGGCTGCCGAACCAGCCTCCGCGAGCGAGCCGGTAAAGGCGGCTTGGCGCGAGACGGTATCGAGCGCGGCGAATGTCTCGCTGATAGCCGGCACGATCAGAAGGTTGCCGCTCACCGTTTCGGCTAGGCCCGCGGCCTCGAGCACTGAGCCGACCACGACGCTCAGGCCGCTCACCGAATCCGCGGCCGCGCCAGCTTCGGTCAGCGTGCGCATCGCGAGCGTGAGCCCGGTTACCGCGTCAGCCAGCGACCCGGCTTCGGCCACATCGGCCCCGATGGCGACTTCGAAATCGTCCGAACCAGAGAACGCTTCGACCACATCCGCGGCGTAGGGGGCCGTGCCAGAAAGTAAGTCGGCCAGGGTGCCGCTCTCGCCGACGTTGACCACGCTCGTTACGGTCAGCGCATCCGCACCCGATGCGGCTTCGGACACATTGCCGCCGACGCTTGCGGTTACGACATCGGCACCGCTGCCAGCTTCGGACAGGGTTGCCGCGTAACTTTCGGTCACCGTATCGCTACTTGCGCCAGCCTCGGCGATGTTTGCGACAACGCTGGCTGTCACGGCCAGCGCATCGGCACCGGTGCCGGCTTCGGCCAGGGTCCCCACATCCGCAACGGTTGCACTGACCGAATCCGCAGCCGACCCGGCCTCGGCTATGTCGACTAAAAACGTGGCCAATTGCTCACCCTTACTCGGCCGGTCCTTCGCCCTGGTCGCCGATTATTTCGAGCTGGTCTTCGCGAAAGCTGCGATCGTGCAGCGTGCCGTCTTCGGCGGCCACCGCTACGTGCACGTGAATGTCGCCGCCGACCTCGTCGAACTTGAACGCGCTCACCGTGCCCTGGATCGGCGGCGGCATGATCTGCCGAACGATCTGGCCCACTTTGAATTTGGTTGCCATGGTTCACACTCCCACGATCACATGCTTAAAGTGTAGGTAGCAGTTATTGCGTCCCCGTTGCCTACCGTCTTGTTGCCCTGGGTGAACGCGCCGCAAGACAGAAGCGTGCCAGCGGTCGAATCGATGGTGGACACCGCGCCCGATCCGAATACTAGGAAGCCCCCCCCCACCGTGCCGGACGAGGTGATCGCGTAGGTATAAGTGCCGGTGGAGGCCTTCGAGCCGGACGCCGCCGATGAAAACGTGATGGTCTTTCGCGGCGACGTGTAGGTCGGGGCGTTACCACCACCGACCTCGGTCCACCCCGCATGCGACACCATCGTGTCGCCGGAAGCGGGCGAGGGCGTCGCGCCCGTGAGGCCCAGGTACGGGCCCACCACGGTGTAGGAAGAGCCGGCCAGAATGGTATCGAGCGCCAGGTTCTTTCCGACCGTAACGACCAGGTTTTCAACGGCGTCGGCCCACTTTTCTTCGAGCGGGATCGCCAGGAATTCCGCGCGCAACCGATCCAGCGTCGAGTCCAGCCCGAATAAGTGGACGAACGTACTCCGCAAGCGACCCAGCCACAGCCAGCGCGCGGCAGTGCGGGCGATGAGGTCCCGCGCCTCGATCGCCGCGATGTGGTCGCGCAGCACGCAGTACCGGTCGCGATCTTCCTCGCGCGGGCCCACGCATTTGAATTCGAAGTGCCCGGCAGCGCGCATCGCCTCGGCCAGGCTTGTGAGTTTGGACACGGTGGCGCTCGCGCCGTCGTGGGCATTGGCTTGTTCGCCGACTTTCAGGCTCATGGTGATGGGTTCTCCCAGAAGGTCAGGGCGTGGTCTTAGCGGGTGGTGCTGACGGCGCCTTGCGCGCGGCGCGCCACTTCTGAAACATCATGCCGCCCCAGAAGATGAGAGCTACCAGAGCGATCATTCCTAGCCCGGTGAGCACGTTGGCCATCTGGGTTTCCCTCTCTACAGGCGAAAAAAAGCCCGCCGAAGTGGACGGGCTTACAGTGATTGGCGGGGCCGCTGGCGCGCGGGTTCCCCAAGTGCCGGAATCATGCGCCAGTACCGCCACCGGCGTCAAATGGCTGAAATAGTTCCGTGCTTGATCCGGTTCAGATCGATTCCGTCCGTGGTCAGAGCATTACGCGGCCATCAAAAGCGCCTTGGCTTCGCCTGGTAACTCGACGCCGCTCACCGGGCCGAACTTCTTTCCCATCGCGCGCACACGGTCCCATTGGGCCGCTGAGAGGGCGTTTTCGGGCCTAGTCTTCGGTTCCATGCGGTCAAGCGCTCGCCCGCGGATCAGGCCATAGGCGAGCACCGAAAGGCGCGCCTCCAGCCGCACGTCGACCGTTCGGTGCCGGTGCAGCTCAGCCTGAATCGCCCCGCGCGTGCGCGCCTCTTCGTGCCGGATGATTCTGGCTTCGGCCGCCAGGGACTTGACTTTGACCCGGAGCATTTCGCGCCGGTCGTGGATGGTTTTGCGGTCAGCAGCGTACATTTTCGGGTCCTTTCCGGTAAATGTCAGATAGGCAAACGGTCGTTGCACTATCTGCCGGCGGACCACGGCAGCGCCAGCATTCAGGTCGGGTTCATTGTCGCTATCACCGCTATGGACAGGAAAAGGACAGCGCCTGTGAGCGCGCGCGAAACCAGCCGATGCTGGCTATCGATGGTCAGGTTGGCGACCGTGGCAGTCGCCAGCGCCCAAGCGAAGCCTTGACAGACTGTCATTTGCTGGCAGAAAAACCACTTCGCATAAAGTACATTATGTTAACTTGTTGATTTTACGGCGTTTATCTGCATTGCCAGCTTGGCGCACTCCCCGCGCACGTAGGCAAGATCCCGGTACTGCGCTGCGCCTGCTGGGTACATCGTTCCGAGTGCCGATCCCGCAGATGGCACGAGCTTCATAAGCATTGCCGTGCTCGGGCTGAAGTCACGGTGGTGGGAGCAATCAAAGCCGAACCACCACAGGCCGTCAGATTGCCCGGGCTCTGGCAGATGGCAAACGGTCGACGCAATCGGTCCTTCCTGGCACGCATCGGCGAAGGTCAGGCCACCGTGCACTCCACAAACGTCGGCGATTTCGTAATCCTTGCCGTGCCAAGGATGACCCGAATCGATGCCGACGTATCCGCACCAATGGCCCAGTAGCGGCTGTCGCTTGGCCAGGCAAACGAGACCGGTGGCATCGTCGACCCATTGCACTTTGTCGGGTTCGCCGTCCCACGGACCGGCGGGCCACTCACTGCGATCGCAGTCCGGATCAATCCAGGTCAGTTCGCTCACAGGATCATCCTCAGCGGAATCGTCGCCACCATCGGCGTGGGCGGCGCCTGCTCTTGCAGCTCGCGCGCGAACTCCGCTTCGATCCTCGCCGGAAGCGGCTGCTCGATTGTGGGGCAGATGCGCGTGATGAACGCGTGCACGGGCGTGCCCGATTCGGTGTGGCCTTCCCAGATGCGCGCGGGCACCGGCACGCCGTTCACCATCAGCTCGACCATCATCTTGGTGCTGTGCAGTCTGACCTTCATCGCGTCAGGATATTTCCCCGTCTCTCCGGGTGTCAAGCCTGATCGGCGTCGGCCTGTTCCTGCCGTTGGCTTTCACGGCAGCATCCCCCGACGGGGCCGCGCACTTGCCCGCCTCATGCGCGAAGAACCTTCCAGACTCGCCCGTCGTGGCCACACCGAGTCACCCTCGCGGGGAAACTGTGGTACCGAAACGGAGTCATCATCAGCACGGGTGGTTCAGCCGGTGAGGTCGCGGCGGGAGTCGAACCCGCGGGGCGCCGGGATTGAAAGCCCTGCCCTCGCCTTGACGCGACCGGTAATCATGCAAACATCCTTTGCTGCGTTTCGATCTGCTTCCAGCCAGTCCGGCATTGGGTGCTATCCAGCACCGCGGCCATGCATTCGGCGCATCCGGTCCGGGTGTGGTTTTGCGCGACGTTACTCGAATCCGCAGAGGCGAGGGGCCAGCGCAAGCCAGCCATCCCCAGCATTCGCAGGCCGTGCACCCAAGGCAAACCGTGATGGCGCTGCGCGAGCGCGTTGAAAGCCTCGTCCATGCGACCGCACCAGGCGTCCGATCCGACGTCCCAATAAGCGGCGCTCGAGCCGAAACAGATCCGCGGGAACCGCTGCGCAAGCTCGAGCAGGTATTGAATCGGCAGCCCCAGGTGCCACACCGGCATGCTCAGGTCGCGGTACGACCGTGGCCACTGCGCGATCATCCTGTCCTGATCGGCCACGCTGCCGTCGATCACGTCCGGGATCACGGCCCAGTGCGGATGCGCCAGAACCGGTTCAACCCATTTCACGTAGGCATCCAGGTCGAACGGCTCGCCCCGCGTGAAGGCCGAAAAGGCGCCGTTGTCGAGCATCACCGACTGGCCGATTGAAAGACACGGCTCCAAGTCATCCGGACGCGCGAAGGAAACGCAGAAGTGGCGCCCAGCCATCCGGTACAGCTGGTGCCGCGGCGTGATCGGTGTGCCATGGTAGTGAATCACAGCGGCTCGTCCTGCGCGGCGATCGCCGCGCGCTCGGCCTGCGCTTCCCGCGCTGCTTCTGAATCCAGCGCAAGGGATGGCCGGCGCAGATCCGGCAAGCAATCGCTGATGCGACGAAAACTGGCGAGGTAGGTGGCGTGCGCGATCGAGCCAGGCGCAGGGCGCTCGAAATGGGCGATCGCCTGCCGAGTGGCCGAATGCGCTTCGATCTTGCTCGACACGCGGTTGCTCAGGACGCCCAGGATATCGGCTGGCGTCGGCATCTTGGGTTTGGTGCGGACCCACTCGTCGACCGCATCGATCACCTTTCCGATCGGCTGGTGCTGCAAGACGCGCAGCCACACGCCCAGGCCTGCTTTGCCGGGGGCTTTGACGCACAGGGCGTCGGCCATTTCCTCCAGCGCCTTGGCCAGCGTGGAAACGTCGGACGGGTTCATGCGGCCGCCTTCACCTTGCGCCTGGCCTCCGCCTTCTCCCTTTCTTCGGCCAGGACGCGCTCGCCCATTTCGACCAGCTCGGCCGCGCGGTGCTCGCTCGACGTGGTCCCCAGCGTGTCCTGGGCCCACAGCTGCTTTTTCAGCCATCGTTCGGCCGCCGGCACGAAGCGGCCCCCCTCGCGGGTGAAATCATCGGCCCGCTTGACCTCGTCGAGCACCGCCAGCACCAGGTCCGCGACGGGCTCGAGCTTCAGGTCCAGCCAGAGCTTGGCGCCGTCCTTACGCGATGATCGGCCGGTGTAGTGGGGGTAAGCCTTCCAGAACCGGTCGAAGCCCGGCAACGGCCCTACCCTAGCCGCCTGGCGCCGGGTTTCTGGTTCCCCTGTCAGCGTCAGTTTGGGGGACTCAGTCGTCCGCGCAGCGGACAAGGTAGTGTCTTTTTCTTTTGGATTTAGGGATAGGGTTGGGGTTGGGGTTACCGACCGAGGTTCAACCTCGGTTGAACCCAGGTTCAACCCTGGTTCGAAAGCCGCGCCAGTCCTTGATTTGGCACGAACGACGGACCGCGCTTTTCGCACTTTTCCGCTGCGTTTTCCTGCTTCTGACAGGCACATCGCGTAGTGTTCTGCGGCCGCAACTTCTTCTTGCATCCGCTTCTGGTACCAACCATCTTCCAATCGTGAAAAATACTTCTTCAGGATGTACCGCAGCGCATCAATTTCGTCCGCTGACCGGCAGTTCGCGATGCCGGCGATTTCCTGTTCGTCCAGCGGGACCGGGCCCTTCTGATCCCAGCAGTGCATCAGCAGCAGCAGGTAGATCCCATGCTTTTGCGGAGTGAGGTGGCGCGTGTCGCGTAGGTAATCGCCCGTGTAAAGCTTCATGTACGCAAAGCTCATTTTTTTCCTCCCGCGGAAAGCATGGCTTCGGCCGCCAAGTAATCGGCAGCCCATTCGATGACGGTGCAAAGGGCCGCGATGCGCAGCTGTGCGGCCGCCTGTAGCGCGTTCAGGCGCGCTCTTGCATCCGGGTCAGGGTCTTCGGTGCGGTCGCGCAGCGCGATCGCCTTCACGGCGATCCTGCGGGCCTCTGGCAGGCTCGAAGTCGCTGCCAGGTAGGCCAGCGAAGCTTCGAACGTGTGCCGGTCCATGACGTCACCGGCGAACGAAAGCGGCGTAGTTGAGGCGCCGCGTATGGCACTTACGGGGATTCACTTTCCAAAAACTCCCCGCTCGAGGGAGGACGGGCCGGCAGCCCTGAATCAGTGGCAGGGTCCGCTTTCGCGGAACCCGCCCTCTCTCGAGCGTACTGATTTGACGTGGAATCCGCGCCGCTGCCTACGGCCGGTGTCCCGGACTTCAATGCGTAATTCTGCCCCGAAACGGGACCTCAATGCAAGTCAGTCCCCGAATATCCTGGTACCTTACTAAAGCTACTGGTTATTTCCGAGGCGATCGAGCGCGAGCCGGATGCCGGCGGACATGCCGCCTCCCCGGCCGGCGCGCCGCGCCAGGTTCCGATAGTGCTCGTCCAAGTAGACGTTCACCGGGCGGCCGCGGCTTGCCATCGGCGGATCGGTCGGGCGCCCTGCCCTGCTCTTGCGTTTTTTCATGTCACCACCTTGTTCGGTTGCGCCCCGAGTACACACCCTGATTCAGCTCGCCGTTCAGCCACCATTGCACACTGCCCTCCCGCAAATCGGCCGCCAAGCGCAGATAGCGGCCGTAAGCAGCGATCGCGTCGCCCCTGACCAGGATCGTGCGCCACACGTCGCGATTGCGGCCGCTGTGGCGCCGGATGAAGTAGATCATGCGTCCCCATCGGCGCCGCACAGTTCGCAGTAGCAGCGGCCTTCGCCGCGATAGCTCTCGTCATCACCACCGTATTGCGTGCCGGTGTAGACCCAGCGGTGCGCGCAGCGATCCTGTTCGGTCGGTTCGTCTTCGCGGACAGGCTCGTTTTCCTCGCCGGGGTCGCCATCGGCAGCTTCGCGCACAAGTTTCGCAACCGCTTTGGAGTAATCGTCTGGCACCGGACTTCCGTCCAGGAATTTCATCTGGGATCCCAAACCTGCAATTGCTGTTTTCATGAATTCACCCTAGTGAATGAAATGGCCGCCATCGATTCACAGCCTTCCCTGATGCGAAAAAACGATGTGATCGTAGTCCTGCATCCGGGTCGGTTCGTCGCGGGACACGCCCCAGTCTTCTGCGTAGAACTCGCCGTCGCCCACGTACTGGGCGATCGCGCCGTCCTGGGTCGAGTCCGGTTCGGCGAGCACTGCGGACAGCGGGCCCAGCGTGCCGTCGTCCTGAAGGCTCACGGGCGGCGTCCAGCCGTACCCGACGTACCAGCCGCCGATGACCGGTTCCTGTTCGACGATCGAGCCGTCGGGCTGCTTGATCCGGAAAAGATTTGCTGATTTCATGCTTTCACCCTCACGAGTTGTAGCTTCCGTCGATTACGCAATGTGCACCGGCACGTTTCGCCCACACCGGAAGGCAGCACACCGGATCTTTGCCGAAACCGTCTGACTTGCGCCGGCTTTCATCGCGTGGGTAGAAGGTCCACGCATGATCGTGGTATCCGCTGGTCGCGCAATGGCCAATCTTGATGCCGTCGGAATCGAAGACATCGGCGAAGATCACGGCCCACGTGTTTGGGTGCGATGCTGTTCCGCCAATGGCGCTTTGCGCGGACAATCGGGCGAGGGTGCGGTCTAGCTTTTCGGTGCGCGCGCTCATTGCGTTGCCTCCATCTTGTCGAGAATCCCGGGCCCCATGTCTTCCTCGGTGCGGCAGGTTCCGTAGGCGTACCAGCTCGCGCGCGGATCCAGTTCGAGCGCCCTGCCCTTCGCCGCGTCGACCGCCGCCAGCGCCCCGGCGTGATCGTTCTGGAAGGGGCCTTTCAGCAGGCGGTAATCGCCGCTGCCCTTGACCACGCTCACGTAGTAGAAGCCGGGCTTGGTGTCGGGTGCTTGGCTCATGCTGCCGCCATCGGCTTGTACACGTTCTTGCTGGTCGCCTTGTCATACCCGGCCGGCTTGCGAACATGTCGGTCGGCCATCGCGAAATACGCCGCGTGGGGAGCGGGGGAAGCGGCCGAAAAGACAGGCAAGTACGCCACGGCCTCTGCCAGCGTGCATTCCTTGACTTCCTCCGCGAACACCGTGTTGGCCGCACCAAAGACGATGCCGACCCCGCCTGACTTGTAGAAGTCGGCCTTACGGGCGGTAAAACGAAATGCGTAGGTCTTCATTTTCGGTTCCTGTGAATTGATTCGGGTCACGCGTAAGCGGTCCAGCCCTTCGGGCTGAAGCACTTCACGCCTTGGACTTCCACCGGCTTGACCAGATGCGCGCTCGCGAACGAGTAGACCGAAAGGGTCGGCTCGCCGTTGTAGCCGCGCTGCGGGATCATCCTGCGGGGCGCCGGCACCTTGGACAGGTAGTAGCCGCGGGACTCTTTGTGCGCCTTGCTGGCTTCGCTTTCGTAGTCGGCGAACTCGCGGTACTTGCCCGGGATCGGAACGCAGTTACCGGTCATGTAGCCCGTGGCTTCCGACTGCTGTTGCAGCTCGAGCACTTCGACCGACTTGCCTTTGACGGCCACGATTTCGTAGTAGTTGATGTTGGTCTGGTCGTAGCCCCAGGAGCAGTAGAAGACGTCGCCCGCGCTCAGGCCGTGTTCCCAGGCCTTCGCCACCTTCTTCGCGGCGACCTTTTCGGCCACCCTGCCCTTCAGGCTGGCGATCCATTCGGCCACCGCCGCCTCGGCGCGCTCGGCGCTGCGGTAACGGCAGTAAATGTCCGGCTTCGAGCGCTTGCCGGCGAAGGCCTTCACGGTGCAGCGCTCTCCCGCGGCCGTCTTTTCGGTGAGGTAGAAGACCTCGACGCCCAGTTCAGGCATATCGATCGCCGGAACGGCGCCCTTGGGTCGGAAGAAAGCTCGGTCCAATTTGAAGCCCATCGCAGTTCCTTTCATATCCCTATCGCTCAGATATGAATATATGCGCATGGCGTCCGCCTGTCAAGCGCAAAGTAAAGGCAAATGTCTATCTATTTCGAGGGACCGACGAACGGTCGATAGGCAAGAAAAACGGCGCCCGAAAGCGCCGTAAACGGAGGCTCACCGAAATATCAGTACGGTTGAATGCAGGAATCGGTCCCTTCGCATGTGCCAGAGGTCATATCGAAGTAGTACCAAGCCCCGTCGGAATAAGTCGACCAGTCCCCCAAGGAGAGCCAAGGCATGCCAGAGCCCTCGTCCGCCAGTTGGTAAATCTCACGATTCAAACCGTATGAAAGCGAACCCATATTAGGCACCGTGGGGGCCAAAATCCCATTCGCATACGCACTGGCAAGGTGATCCACGATATTGCCGATCGCATCACCGATTGCCGGAGTGACGTCAGGGAATGTGCTGTTCAGCCATGCATTGAAGCACCATCCAACACTCTCCCCGGCAGCGCTGGCAAGCATAAGGTCGCCCGCAGCAAAGATTCCGGCTTCAGTTATTGCCGCTCCCACACTGAGACTTCCCATTTGCGCACTACGGTAGGACAGGTAAATTTCGTAGATGGTCATGCCGGTGTTCGGTGGGACTACCAGCAACATACGGCCGCCGTACATGCCCTTGCTCATTGATATCTGGCCAAGACTGGGCATGGACTTTAGGATCGAGGGAGTTATCACCGGCTTCATCGGCAGCGATGCAAACTCCAATGCTACGGACGGCTTTGCATACTTCTTAATTGCCGCGATCGTGGCCTCTTGACCAAACGCCGCGGCCACTCGCGTGAGTCCTTCGGCATCAACACTTGCAGCCATGATTCGCAATATCCCGTCTGTATTACCCCTGGAATGCCGATAAAGCAACGCCAAGCTGCCCAGCTCTTCGGCGTTCAGATTGTGAACGTGGAAATTAGCTCTATCACGCATGGCCTGGTCCATATTCACCGAAAACCGTGCATCGATTTCTACCGGAGTGCGACCAATGACATCGTAGGCATGCGTCGGAGGGCCGGCGATGGCGAGGGACGCAAACGACATGCCGACAACCAACATCAGCAGCCGTTTCCCCACCGTCCCCACGAAGTAGTACAGAGCAGATCCAATGGCGATCCACATCGCCGCCGATTGAAGGCGATAGCTCAGACGAGGCATCGGCACCCCCGCCTTGATCGTCTCGTAGTTTTGCCTGATTGACTTGGTGAGCGAATAGCGTCCCCCGATCAAACCACCGATGTTATAGAGCGTCATAGCAACCACTAGGCCCATAATCGGAACCCCTGCCCCGTGTTGAGCGATGAAAACGAGCACGACAAGCGCCATGGCGACTGTCCCCACTACTGCTGCATATTTGCCATTCATGGTCCTTCCCCTCGAAGGCCGCTCGAGTGCGGCTCGATTACGGTACTCCGGAAAGTCAAGGTAAAGGTAAAAATCAACAGTAAAGTCACGGGATCAGGCGACGGCCGGTCGGCCACTAACCTGAACCGGTTACTGACGGGGATGATCTTGCTGATCACCGGCGAACCGACCCGAAAAGCGATTGCCAGGATTCCAGTCGATCGGTTTGTGCACAAGCCGTTTGCCGGCCCGGTCGATCGGCCACAGGGCGAGCGTCGTGAAGTCGGCCGACCGAAAAAACACGCTGACCGCCTCGGTGCGGCCGGGAACTTCTTCTACGCACGCCGCGCCGTCCGGCAGTTCGCCCTCCAGGCTTACGCCCTGCTCTGCACTGGCTACCCATGCCTCGACGACCAGCGCCACCAAGTCGGCCCCGCTGGCCAGAGCCAGATCCATTATCCGGGCCGCCATATCTTTACCGCCAGTGCCGACTTCTTCGGTGAACAAGTCTTGCACCGAGATGATTTTGGCGCTGGCGATCCGATGCTGATCGTCCATCCGTAGAACGAAAATGAGCGGGGCGACTTGGCCCCGCCGGACAAAGTTGGCCGTGGCGCCCTCGAAGACCATCTGGGCCACTATCTCGAAGTCCTCACGCTCCATGGTGCGGCGGGTCATAGCATCGCGCTCAACGCGTCCAGACAATCCAAGCGGAATAAGCCGTCCACTGCACAGGGATAGATCAGTCTCGAGTCGGGGGCAATAGCGCGCGCTTGGTCGGACCCGGCATGGAACATCACGTACACGATCATTCGGTTAACGGGCAGTTCATAGCGCGTCGCGGCGCTGTTCCCGAGCGCCAAATCTTTCCAAGGGTTCATCATCACCCTTCCCTGCCGTCCCCGATCGCCAGCAGCATCCGCAGCAACCCGACGCAGGCCTGGCCGCTGATCCTGGGATCGTCATACCACTCCGGGCCGGTGGCCATCGCCGTGACCAGAATGTCGGACGTCTTCAGCGCCTTGGCCAGGCGGTGCGTTAGCTGCGTACTGGGCATGCGTTTGCCGCCCTCGATCAGCGACAGGTGGCTGGGCGTGATCAGTAGCCGCTTGGCCAGCTCAGCCTGCTGAAGGCCGGCCGCGGCGCGCAGGATGCGGAAGGACCGGGCCCAGCTCATCGCCTGAGCGCCTTGATCATCATATCGGCCAGCTTGAGGGCCACGTCCGGCAACTCTTCCACGTCCTTTTCAACACGATGCGGACCGAGGTGTGCGATAAGCGCCGGAACAACCTTGCCCAAGTAATAGGCTCGCAGGCTCATGCCTTCGTGCGCCACTTGCACGATTTCGCCCACGCGTTCCAGACTGGGAAACGCTGGCCCTCCGTCATCACGCTCTGTCGTCATGGCAGCCTCGGATGCGAGCGCGGCTCGAGCACGCACGCCCGGGACGCCTGGTCGGTCAGGATGTACGCGCTGAAGGCTTTCCCATCGCGCAGCGCGCGCGCGTTGCGGTGCTGGCCGTCAATCAGGATGTAGATCACCCTGCCCTCGTCGATGATCGGCGCGGCGATCCCTGGTTCATCCGGATCAACGCCATCCAGGTGTTCCGGGTCCCACTCGTTGCTTTCGGAAATGTCGCGCATCATCGCCGGCTCGATCCTCACCGGCTCCGGTAGGGCGGTTAAGCCTCTGGTCACAGCTTGGCGCGCCGCGCCGATGTCCCAAACGATATCCGGCTCGCCGGTCGGGAATTTGTATCGGAAGGTTTGCTGGATCCAGAGGACGCTCATTTTTTAGAATCCCTCCGCTTTGAGGCCTACGTCCAGCGCCCACGCCACTGCACCCGCGCGGCTCACACTCTTATGTGTCGCCAGCCGATCGGCGCGCTCGAGCAGATGGTCGGTGATGGTCAGGCTGATCTGGCGCTTCTTACCCTTGCGAACGCCGCCCAGAATTCCTTTTTGCGTTGCTGCTCCAGCATCCGGCGCGCGGGCGACGAAGTCATCCACGGTGCGCGGTTTCGCTGTCGGTCGTGTAATCGCCATTTAATATCCTTTCAGGTCCGCATTGTAATGTTGCATTAATCGGAAAATAATGCGGAAATCATTGCATTCATTTCGGCGATCGCTTTTTCGTCGACGGGCTTTTGTTCGACCACGGAAATGCCGGCGCCCGCCGCATTGGCAAAGGCCTTGCGCTTGCGGATCGGCGTGTCCAGCAGTTCAATCTGGCGACCGTTCAGCGCCGCAGCTGCTTCCCGGTTGTCGGCGCCCTCGCCCGGGTCAGCTAGGCTCAGCACGCCCAGCGCGCGCAGTCCGTCGCGCACCGACCGCGCCTCGGTGATCAGAGCCTCGATCGCGTCCAGAGCCCAGACATCATAGGAGCGGGGTTGGAACGGCACCAGAATGACATCGGAAAGCACCAGGGCGGCCCGCAGAGCGCTCGAATCGCGGCCGCCTGCGTCGATGACCACATCCTGGAAGCGAGCTGCCTGCTGCTGAACCTGGCCGCGCAGCGCTGGGCCGTCAGGATAGGACGCGCAAGCAATGCCAGGCACCCTGCCCGCTTCGGACCGCAGTCCAATCGCCGTCTGCGCTGTGCCCTGGCGATCGCCATCGATCAACCAGACTTCCCGGCCCGCCAGCGCCCGCGCGATCGCGATGTGCAGCGCCAGCGTGGTCTTGCCGACCCCGCCCTTCGTATTGCCAACCGTTAATATCATTTGTCACCCGCAGGGACGTTAAAACGGGTGCATTCTAAGGTGTAAGAGTATTAAAAGGCAATGAACCAGCCGACTGCCAGCACGATGACGCTGGCCAGCCAAACGGCAGCGCTGACCCACCACCAAAGGTGACAGCGCATCTTGATTTCCATGTCGGACAGGGGAGGTTGGCGCCAGACCTTCACGGCTTGTCGCCCCTGATCGCGGCGCGAATCTCGCTGTACGTCTCGACGTGGCCGCACGGGTTGATCCAGCTGTCGACCGTCAGGCGCCGGCTGCCGTCGTAGGATAGTGCCGCGAAGGGCTCCCCGCGCGGACCGCCGCAGTGCAGGCACTTCCACGGGAGAGTCAGGTGCAGAAGCAAGTAGCCCTCGTGTTGCTCGCGCGCCGGAATGATGATGGTGCGCACGCCCCGCGCCTTTTCGATCGCCTTGTCGGTGCGGTACTGCGCCTTAAGCCGGTCAATCAGGTCTCTGGCCATGCCCATCACGCCACCTTTCGAAGCGCCGTGCGGCGCTGTTGGATGTTGCGGGCGATCACGCGCCCCCAGGTGTAGCGGACGTTGACGCCGTGTTTCATGGAATGCCAGGGATTGCGGGCCAGCTCGTATTCCGGGTGCAGCACGTAGTGCCAGCCCAGGTAGGCCTTGGCTTCGGCGACGGTCACAGGCCGTGTTCCACGCCCATGCCGAGGGCCTTGCAGCGTTCGTACGCGGCGCGCGTCTTGGCTTCGTACTGCGCCTGTCCGTGGGCGTTGGCGAACACGCTACCCAGGTATCGATCTTCCTGGCGCTCCGCGAACTTGTAAGCCTCGAGCGCCTTGCGCTGTTCGGGGCTCAGGCGGGCTTTCTTTACGGCGCTCATCTGGCGACTCCCAGAATTCGAACGATCGGGCGGCTGATCAGCCAGCCGGTTGCGAGGCAGAAGGCGAAGATGATGAGCAGCATTTACGCGCAGCACAGAGCGGCGAAGGTTTCGGCGTCGCCTTGCTTGGGGAACACGCGCAACGACGGAAGCGCCTGCTCAGCGTCGACGTCGAAGATTTCGACCCCGAATCCGCCGCGGCAGAACGCGAAGACCGAGGCGCGAACGCCGGTTTCTTCGTTGGTCTGGGTGAAAAGCACGGTTTCCATGGTCACTGTGTCCCCAGGGTTGCGAAGGAATAGCGGCGGATCACGCCGTATCCCAGGTTGGTTTGCCCGATCTTCATCAGCTCGGAAGCGGCAAACGTCTTGCCTTCGAAAAGGACCGGTCCGACTCTGCGGGCGAAGGGCTTGACCTCGCGCACGATGTAGCCGCCTTCGCTTTTGTAGAGGCTGCCGACGTATGCGCCATGGTGGTAGAACTCACCCAGGAACTTTTCGGCCTTGATCGCTTTCGTTTCCATACACGCATGATCCCACAAGTAAAGCGTGATGTCAATCGTTCAGTCAATCAAAAAGGCCGCTGTTTCACCTGTCCCGGTTCGTCTTCGGTGACGAGGCGCGTGTCCCAGCCCATGGGCCACTGCCGACCTTCGGGTAGAACCCACAGATGAAACTGGTTCGCCGTGTCGACCAGGCGCGACTCGGCCGGGTAGATTTCGACCGCTTCCCGCTCCGGTCCGCACAGCGTGTTTTTGATCATCTGGAATTCGCGCCAGTCGTGAATCGGTTCGCGATCGATCCGCTTGATCGACAGGTGCGTGAGCGTGACGGCCAGCGGCAAGCAGGGCCAATCGATCATCGCGACCTGGTAGGTGTCGCTGCGAAGGACCCATTCGCGGGCCATGCGCGCCGCGGTGTCGCGCGCGTCCTGCTCGGACAGGTTCCAGGGCGCTGCCATGAACGCGCGGTAATCGATCTTCTCCGGCGGGTACCGGGCCGGCTCGAACTTGAACCGGTCCGGGCTCAGGCGCGCGGCGGCCAGCAGGTCGAGACGCCTTTCGACTTTGGTCGGCGGCTTCACACGTTGTCCAGAGCCGCTTGCGCGGCCAGGTCCATGGACAGCATGCAGCCGGCCGGCAGGATCCCGTTGTCGACCCAGTTGTGGCACATGGCTTCGTACGCCTTGCGAAGATCCGATCCCGCCGTGCCGTCGACGGGGCCGCGGGCGCCGACTCCGAACGGAATCGTGGCCACGATGACGCCAAAGTTCATCATCGGGTCGGGCTGCTTGTCCATGAACGTGATGCCCCAATGGCCCCACTCGACCGTGCGGCCCAGGTACCTGGGGTGGGTATGCGTCTGTGTTTTCATTTGCCTACTTCCTTCTTGCGTTTGCGCAAGCCGAAGATTTTGAGCCAGCAGGGCAGGGTGGTTTCGGATTGCAATCCCGGCCGGAACTGGTTGTTCAAGTGGCGAACCCAGCCCTTGCGCGCCTCGGTGTGACTGTCGTACACCGTCACCGTCACACCCATTTGTTCAGCCTCGGCGATGTCCTTTGCCTCAGCGGCCAGCTCACGCTCGAGCGCCTTTCCCTGCTTGGCGATCGCGCGGGCCTCAGCCTTGGTCGGTTGTTTCATGCTTCCCCTTCCATGATGACGGATTGATCCGTGGGCGCCGGCAGCCGGTCCCAGCCGCGGCGGTGCTCCGGTCCCAGGCGCGGGCCGCTGCGGCGCTCGATGAAGCAGTCCAGCGAGCGGCGGCGCAGTTCGGCACGCATTAGACGTATGCACTCGGCGAGCGTGGGCGTGTCCCAGTATTCGAAGCGTTGGGCATCGGCCATGGGTTCAGGCTTTCAGAAGGGTGGCAAGTTCGCCGGAACGCATCCACGCGTCGATCGCGGCGTGCGCCGCGTTCATGTAGTCCAGCATGGCGTCCGGCATTCCCTCGTGTTCGTCGCGGCCGCCGAAATGCGCAATCAGGACATCGGCGAAGTCGTCATCACAAAACCCGCCGTAACAGTTCGCGTCGCGGTAGTTGTGAAGTTCCTCGAAGCTGGCGACGGTATGCGGGATCACCTTGAAGCCGTCGGGCGGATTCAGGATATCCGCGACAATCTCACGCTTAATGCGCTCGATGGTCTGTTCGAGGGTTGGAATTGCCATGGTCGCGTGGATTGCGGCGATTGCGGATCGAGTAGCGATGATTGCTTCCGGCACTTCGGCCGGTAAATCAGACGTATCTATCGGCAACATCGCACGGTCAAGCTCTTTCAGCGCGGCGAGTGCCGCAGTTATCGCATCATTCACGGTCAGGCTCCCAGCAGGATCGCGCGAGCCATGCCCAGCGGCACGCCCAGCGATGCGAGGTAGTGCGCCGCCATGAAGACGGACACGCCCGCGGCCAGCCAGCGCGCCACGCGCGCGGCTTCGACCCAGGCTCCCAGGTTCCACATCGCTTCCAGAACGTTAACGGCGTGCATCGAAATCCTCGCGATCTGCATCATTGGCAAAGTCGGAAATCCTGCCCTTCACAAGGCCGACGTACTGAAGCCATTCGTCGGCGGTCAAGTCCTGGTCGACCAGCCACGCCCCGTCCGGGTGGCGCGTGTGGGTCACTGTCTTTCCGCTGGCCAGCGTCACGTCTCGCTTAGCCGCTTCGCGGGCTCGGTTGGCCGCGATGGCATCGTTCAGAGTGGCCATCTGTCAGGCTCCGATGGTGGCGTAGTAGCCGGCCGCTTTGACGCGGTACACGCACCCGGACTTCAGGACGCGCACCGGGGTGAA